GCGCCACCGCCATACGAGGAATGAGGTGAGCATGGCCCAAGAAGACATAGTCAAGATGGCGCGGAAGGCGGGGATCGCAAAGTATGGCCTTGGGTGGACTTGTTGGGAAGGGCAGCTTGAAGCATTCGCCGCCCTTGTTGCTGCTGCTGAGCGTTCTGCGTGTGCAAAGGTGTGTGAGGATATTCCTTTGCCAAAAGATTCAAAAGCATTGACGCATGGGCCAACGATTGAGAGATGCGCCGCCGCCATACGAGCAAGGGGTAAGCAGTGAAAACCCATATTTTTTTAGCTTCAGATTTTAAGCGGTTTGCTGCCAAAGTGCAGTCATTGATCAATGAATTAGGCATGACCGAGTGGCATTTGTCGATCACGCATGAGCAGATCGGGAATGGAATTGCCGCACAAACGCAATACAACACGGTCAGCAAGAATGCATCGATACGGTTGACAATTAACTCCGAAGGGGACTTTGGTTTTATTACCAATGTCGAAACACTAGCAATTCATGAGGTGTTGCACTTGCTGCTTGCGGATTTGTGCGAAACGGCAGCCAAAATGCAAAACCCGAACCATGATCTGGTAGTGGCTCAAGAGCACGCAGTCCTGAACCGATTGGGGAGAATCATAAAATGACTAAGACCGAGATTGAGATAGCCAAGACAGCTTTTGCGATGGTCAAAAGCATCGGTCATCACATCGATCTTATTGAAGAGCAGCATGACAGTAACTTTGCCGAGCAAGTCTTCAACAGCGTAGCGCTCACGATGCTGACTAAGATCTGCCTAGGTATTGCTGAGAACAACGGTGCCGCAGCCTTTGAAAGCTATTGGTCAGATGTCGATAGCAAGCTGCGCGAGATGATCCAAACTTTTGCTTGCACACCAACCAAGCATTAGGTAAAGTCCACAGGGCATGGCTAGCTCGACGGAGCGAAAAGGGGATTCGTCACCCCCCTGCCAACGCCCAACCTCAGTGACGATAAGCCTTTGACGAGGGTTATGATGCGTTTCTATCCGTTCCATGTGGGGGATTATCAGGCCCACACTAGCCACCTCACTGATACTGAGGACCTTGCATACAGGCGCATGCTCGACCTGTATTACTTAAACCAAAAGCCCCTGCCCAACGATCCAGCTAGGATTGCCAGGCTTATTCGCATGCCTGGAGCAGTAGTTGAAATTGACGGCTTACTGAAAGAATTTTTTGTTTTGCAGGGCGATTGCTACACCAACAAGCGCTGCGACAAGGAGATTGCTTCGTTCACTAAGCAAAAGGATGGCGGGGCCAAAGGGGCACGCATTAGGTGGGATAAAGCCAGGCAAGAGGGTGGGTATAGCCTACCTAATGGGGAGGGTAATGGGGAGGGCATAAGGGAGGGCAATGCTACCCCAATAGCAACCAAGAACCAAGAACCAAGAACCAGAGAGAGCCGCGCTACGCGCTTGCCTGCTGATTGGGAACCAAGTGATGAGTTGATTGCTTTTGCTCGTAAGGAAAGGCCAGACTTGAACTTGAGAACCACGGTTATGTCGTTCATGAACTACTGGCAAGCTAAGTCAGGCAAGGATGCAACCAAGCTTGATTGGGATAAGACGTTCAAGAATTGGGTGCTCAATGAAAAGCAAGGTCCAGCCAAGCCTGCTGCAATCAATCCGTATGCAGGTGCGCTATGAGGGGGCACGAATTTGTGATTGCTTGCCAGCTTTCCTCTAACCGGCCCCGCGCCGTTTTTGTGGAGTTTGACGGCAAGCCTGATCCATCGCTGCCGATCCCTGTTGTCGTTGCTAGCCCTACTGATCGCGACTACCGTTGGGCCAGGGGTTTGGTAGTCCACGTCACAGGAATCGATTCTGAGGCCGTTTTTAGGGCCGTAGAGGCATTAAAACGATTTGGTGCTGCCAGGATATTCGCTCACTACCGCGAAACGACTCCAGGCCTTCTATGGGATTCGGAGATTGACGCATGAACACGATACCTAACGACGTTGATTTTCAAATCTGGTATGAGCAAATGGAAGCCTCGGTCATGCTACGGCCAGCCAAGGACATCATCGAGCAAGCGATTGACATGCTCAGGGCCACGCCGGAGCCGCCCGTGGTTATGCCTTGGGGCAAGCTCAGGGAACGGTTCTCGTTTCGCTCTAGTGAAGTCACGGTCTATGCTGGCCAGAACGGCTCAGGCAAAAGCTTGATCACTGGCATGATTGCGTTGCAACTGCTAGCCCAAAAGCGCAACGTGTTGATTGCAAGCTTTGAAATGAAACCGACCACAACGCTGCAGCGCATGGTCCGCCAGTTTTCTGGCACGCAATTCCCTGGCGTTGAGCATTACGAAGACTTTGCCCGCTGGGTTGGTAACCGGCTTTGGTTTTACGACAAGCAGGGTGAGAGCACCCGGCAGCAAGTCATCGGCGTTGGCCACTACGCTGCAACCAATTTCCAGGTGCATGACTATTTCATTGACTCGCTCATGAAGTGCGTTAAGGGCGAAGACGATTACAACAGCCAGAAAGACTTCGTGAGCGATTGCACAAACTTGGCCAGAGATACCGGCTTGCACGTCCATCTTGTCCACCACATACGCAAAGGCTCAACGGATGAAGCGATGCCCCAGAAGGTGGACATGAAGGGCAGCGGCAGCATCGCTGACCAGGTCGATAACGTGTTCATGATGTGGCGAAACAAGAAAAAAGAGCGGCTGCTCGAGGCCGGTCAAATGGTAGACATCGATGAACCCGATGCGATGCTGCTGTGTGAGAAGCAAAGAAATGGCGAACATGAGCCGCGGTTAAGACTTTGGTTTGATCGCAATTCACAACAATTTTTGGAGCAAGCCGGTGCAAACCCCTACCGATTCGACGCCGATTTTTGAGGTCACGCTGCCATGGCCACCAACCATAAACACCTACTGGCGGCACAAAGTGGTTGGCAGGCTCGCCACCGTGTACGTTTCAGGAGTGGGCAAGATCTACCGCAAGGTGGCAAACGAGCTAGTGATGGAAGCCGCGATGAAGCAGCAGTATCTCAAGCAGGCTGGACCTTTACGCGTAGAGATCGAGGCCTTCCCGCCAGACAAGAGGAAGCGGGATCTGGACAACGTGCTGAAGTCGCTGTTGGACTCACTGACGCATGCAGGGGTGTGGGAGGACGACAGTCAGATCGAGGATCTGAGGATTTACAAGGCAACGATTGCCGGCATGGTGAAGGTGAGGGTGTACACCAGGGGCGAACAGGGGGCGAACACTAGGGGCGAACAAACGGCGAATTTAGGGGCAAAAGCAGGGTGGACAGAAGGGTGGACATAGGGGAGAACAGGGGTGAACGGGGGGCGAACAGGGGCGAACAGGGGCGAACATAGGGGTGAACATGAAATTAACGGGTGACAGGAACCAGTGTCAGGGGTGCAAGGAGTATTTCAATTCGACCTTTGCCTTTGATAAGCACCGCACAGGCGATTTTGGGGTGAGCCGTAGGTGCAAAACACGCGATGAAATGGAAGGGATGGGGATGAGTATCAACCACGCAGGATTTTGGATTTCAAGCGCTTATGGCGGACCTTGGAGGGGCACTGATGGAAACTGACAAACCTAACCGCGATCCGCATGCCGCGGTTGACTACATCATCAAGCATGCGTCGCAATTTGCTGACGCCAAGGCGCAGCGCGTTTACCTTGAGGAATTTCGTAAGAGCAAGAAGGCGATTTTGATGAAGCAATCAATTGAGGCCGCACTTGGCGCTCAAGAAAGGGAGGCTTACGCCCACCCTGAATATCAAGAATTGCTTTTAGCAATTAAACAAGCAGTTCAAATTGAGGAGAAATTGAGATGGGATCTGATAGCAGCACAGGCAAGGATCGAGATCTACCGCACGCAACAAGCCAACCTGAGAGCGGAGGGGAGAGCGACCATTTAGACGGCATGAACTTCATGAGGGAAACCATGCTGCAGCGCATGTCTGAGTTTCTCGGATCTGCAGCGATTGAAGATGATCATGGCTGGAGCCAGGTCGTTTACAAGGCTGGCTGGGGCGAGGGGTTCGCTGCAGGCCTGCGTTACGCTGCAGGCATAGGTGGGCGCAAATGACGGCAGACGAGAAGAAACACCTCGATAAGCTCTCGGCTATTGGCTGCGTGCTTTGCCACCTGCAGGGCACGCCTGGTACGCCGGCAGAGATCCATCACCCGCGCAAGGGCACGGGCATGGGCCAGAAGGCGAGCCATTACCACGCCATACCACTATGCCCAGAACACCACCGCGGTAACACGGGCATCCACGGCATGGGTGTGAAGGCTTTCACCAAGCATTACCAGGTCGATGAGGCCGAGTTGCTACACGTTACCCGCCGTTTAGTCGCGCATCATGACCACTTGTCGGACGGATGGCGCACACCCACACAAGTGGACTAAAAGCGTTTACGATTGAGCCTGTAGTAACCAAACAGCGTAACCAACACGGAGAAACCAAATGAATGCAACACTCACAGCAGGCCAGGCTCAAATGCTCAAGAACATTATGTGCAACGAGCATCAACCTTTGAACGGCAGAATGCCTGAAGACTTTTCCGACATCCGCGAGATCTGGACCAGCGAAGTTGTCAGAAACGCATCAGACAAGGGAACCCTTACCACTTTGATCAATGCAGGCCTCGTCATTCACTGGGGTCGCGGCGCAGATTCTTGTGTGCGCATGACGCAAGATGGCTGGGATGCAATCGTTAACTACTAAAACCTGGGGCTACGGCCCCTTACACGGAGAACATCATGGAACACAGCATCAAGACAGAAAACTACGACAAGATCAACCTGAGCGAATACGAGGGAGGTTTGTGGCTCTCGATTTGGAAGGTAGGCGCACACGCCAGCGTTCACCTCAACCAAGAGCAGCTTCGTGAACTGCACCAGGCGATTGGCGAATACATTAAGGAGACTCAAGATGAACTATGACTGGTGGCTTGATCGGCAGCTTTGGGAATATGACCAAGAGCGGCTTGACGCAGAACAGGAAGAGGACTTAGACTCAGAAGAGTAGTCCATGTGTGAGTCTCCTGTTGAATCTTCCCGACGATTTTCCCCGCCGCAATGGCGGGGTTTCTTTTTGTGCTAAAGCATAGTAAAATCAAGCAGTTGCAACTCATGATGATCACGCATGCAAACGCTTGAACAGTTCGCCGCATCAGTAAGAGCAACCCGCGCCGCGCTAAACCTCAACCAAGAACAGTTCGCTGAGTTGGTAGGCACATCACGACCAACGCTGCATCGCCTGGAGAAGGGCATAGCCAATCCCGGATACAAGACGGCACTGCGCATGCAGCCCGTAATCCGCGAAACACTAGGGAGGCTTGTCTCGCAACAAACAGAGTGGCAAGATCCGGCCAAACAAGTCACTGAGAGATTGTGATGGCCAAGACCGCAAAACCCAAAGATGATGCTGCGCCGCGCAAAACAGGCCGGCCAAGCAAGTACACACCTGAGATAGCCACCAAGATCGTAGAGCAGCTAAGTGAAGGTATTCCACTAAGAGAGATATGCAGACAAGAGGGTATGCCAGCCTGGCGAACCATTTACGATTGGATGTACCAGGATGATGTTTCTGGGGCGGCGAGCGCCGGTCTTTCCGCAGCCATCGCGCGAGCACGGGAAATTGGCTACGACAAAATGGCTGAGGAATGCCTTGAGATTGCCGACACGCCAAACTTTGGCAAGAAGCGAATCGAGCACGAAGATGGCGTATCAGTAACGACTGAGGACATGCTTGGCCACCGCAAGCTTCAGATCGAGACCAGGCTCAAGCTGCTGGCCAAATGGAACCCCAAGAAGTACGGTGACCGCGTGACCATGGCGGGCGACGCTGACAACCCGCTCGAGGTTAAGGCTGACGTATCGATCTTCGACGCCATGCTGAAGAACCTCGAGGCGAAGAGGCAACTTGGGGACAAGTGACCTCGAGCAGTTGCTGAGAGACCCGCAGGTACGGGCAGAGTACACGCGCCTACCTGCTGACCAGGCTGCAGCTTGGGCCTGGCGCATGATGTGGCTCACGCGAGCGCTCAAGCACCAGATCCTACCGACAGGTGATTGGTGGTCGATCTGGCTCATGCTTGCAGGCCGCGGTGCCGGCAAGACAAGAACGGCAGCAGAGCAGATCGCCTGGTGGGCATGGACCCACAAAGCCACGAGATGGCTCGTAGCGGCTCCAACGAGCAGTGACGTGAGGTCTACATGCTTCGAGGGTGACTCGGGCCTCCTGCAGGTCATTCCGTCAGTCCTGATAGCCGACTACAATAAAGCCTTGCATGAACTCAGGCTTACCAACGGCAGCTTGATCAAGGGCATACCCGCTAGCGAACCCGAGCGCTTCCGCGGCCCGCAGTTCCATGGCGGCTGGCTCGACGAGTTGGCAGCATGGGAGTACATCCAGGAAGCCTGGGACCAGATCCAGTTTGGCATGCGCTTGAAGCTGCCTGATATGAAGACCAGGCTGATCTGCACGACCACGCCAAAGCCTCGTGACTTGATCCTAGATCTGATTGGCCGCGAGGGTGACGATGTAACGCTGACCACGGCCAGCACCTACACGAACCTTGAGAACCTGTCCGACAACTTCAAGCGGCAGATCCTGCAGTACGAGGGCACGAACCTGGGCAGGCAGGAGATCTACGCTGAGATCATCGACCCCGAGGAGGGCGGCATTGTCCGCAGGGATTGGTTCAAGCTCTGGCCGGCAGACAAGCCGCTGCCCAAGCTTGAGTACATCATCCAATCCTACGACTGTGCCTTCACGGAGAAGACGGTCAACGACCCCACAGCCTGCATTACCTTTGGCGTGTACAAGCCAGAAGACGGCGGCATGCGCGTGCTGATCATCGATGCCTGGCAAGACCGGCTGCAGTATCCGGACCTTAAGCCTAAAGTATTAGACGAGTACGAGATCGTGTTTGGTGAGGGCAAGGACGCCAAGCGTGTTGACCTGGTGCTGGTCGAGGACAAGGCCGCGGGCATCGTGCTCATCCAGGACCTGCAGCGTGCTCACATCCCGGTGCGCAAGTACAACCCTGGCAACGCCGACAAGATCCAGCGCCTGAGCATTGTGGCCAACGTCGTGAAAGCAGGAAGGGTGTATGTGCCCGAGTCGAGCGTCAATGCTGGCTTTGTCCGCGACTGGGCTGAGGCCATGATCACGCAGATCTGCAGCTTCCCGCAGACCACGCACGACGATTTCGTTGACGCCTTCAGCCAGGCCCTGAGATACCTGCGCGATGCTGGCTGGCTGAGTATCGACCCGCCACCGCCCGACGAGTACGACGAGGAAGACCTGATCGACGCTGGCATCACGAAGACCAATCCCTATGCGGCTTAACCTGAAAGCAGTATCATCCGCACAACACAAGGGGCTAGCATGAGCAACTTACGGGCAAGGCTTGGGTTAAAGGACGGCGGGACGGTTAGCCTGCGTGAGCGGCTTGGCTTGAAGGACGGCGGTGTCGTCCACATGGATAAAGGCGGTAAGTTGCCACCCGGTGTTAAGCGGGCCACTGAGCAGGTAGACAAGTCCGCAGTGCTTGCTGCTGCCAAGCCTGCACGCCAAGCTATTCAGGGCTATCTTGGGATGGACCCAAGCTACAGCGTGATGGACCCGCAAGCAGAGAGGCTTGCCTCAGCCTACCGCACAGGTGAGGCTACAAGCGTGCTCGGCGACATTGCTGGCGCACTGTCTCCCTTTGCTTACGCTTCAGCGATGTCTAAGGTCGGGCAGGTGCCAGGCATTGCAGAACTGATTGCTTACCATGGTTCGCCGCACAAGTTCAAGAAGTTTGATGCAAGCAAGATCGGCACAGGCGAAGGCGCTCAGGCTTTTGGTCATGGGCTGTATTTTGCTGAGGACCCTAAAGTAGCAAAAAAATATCAAGCTGATCTTTCTAATTTTGAGCAGCCTTATTTGCAATTTGGAAAAACCAAGATCGCGGGCCAAGACCTTACTGATACAGATCTGGATGTTCTTAAGTATCTTGAGCGAGGGAAGCGTGATGCTGGTCAGTTTCCACACAACACAGTTTATTACGCTAAACAAGCGGCAAAAAATAATCCTGAAGCGCTCAAAAGGTTGGATGAAATTGGGCGTGACGTTAAATTTGGATACGAAAAAAATCTTGGTGCTTTATACAAAGTAGACATCCCCGACGAAAAGATTGCCCAAATGCTTGATTGGGACAAGCCACTAAGTCAGCAGCCAAAAGCAGTGCAGGAAGCTATTAATAAAAGCGAATATGCGCTTCGTGATATGGCAATGGATCTTTACGGGAAAAAAGACCCGCTCGGATCTGAGATTGCAAGAGCCGCTCTTAAACCGCAGGAATTTGCAGAGCACATGAGGGAATTAGGCGTTCCTGGTATCCGTTATTTTGATCAAGGATCGCGTGGCACTGGCAAAGGCACATCAAACTTCGTTGTCTTCCCTGGTGAAGAAGAATCCATCAAGATGTTAGAGATCAATGGCACGCCAGAGATGGCCGCAGGCGGCCCTGTCCACATGCAAGACGGTGGCGACCCCACGGCTAGGTTCATGGGCAAGACGCCCAAGCGTGGCGTCAGTGCGCTACCCGGCTATGGCCAAGGCAACATCCTGCAAGACATTGAGGGCGTGGCACCGCAAGTTGCTGGCGGGCTGGACGTGCTGCTGACTGGTGCGCCTATCGTTGCCCGTGCCTTAGCGTCACCCGCGGTAGGCGTTGGCACCTTCGTTAAGGAAGCGATCAAGAGCGGCGACCCAAGAGATCCGACACCACGCCAGCGTGCTGGCGAAGCAGCGCAAGGATTCATTACCGAGAACCTTCGCTTGCCACAGACTGAGAAGGGTATCGAGAACCTTGAAGCAGTCGCAAACGTGCTAGAGGACATACCAGACCTCAAGCTGCCACCGTTCTTGCCCCAAATGGCCATGCTGCCACCGACTACGGGTGTTGCCGGCGCTCTCAGGCAAGCGGCAAAAACTGCCGGTAAGGAAATGTTAAGGCCCGTTGATCAGGCGATGCGCGGCGAGGGAATGTTGGCAAAACCGCTACAAGGGGTAGCGCCAAGACAAGTTATGCCTAGCACAATGGCAGACCAAGGAGTCACCTATGAAACAACCACAGAAGGACCGTTCTACCGAGTCCGCCCTAGCCGTTCTCAAGCGGCTGCAGGGGAGGGTCGAGGCATTGTCGAAAGAGTACGGGACGAAGCAGTTGCCCCAGGACGAACTGGAAGCGATGTTTCGCAACCAACTACGGATGAGGCAGTCAAGCAAGCGATGAGCGACCCGGCGAACTTTGTTCGTCAGGCCGCAAGCACTTACACGCAGGAGACCACTGGCAAGCCTTACGAGTTGCCAGACATGCCTGAAAGCTCCATCCTCAAGCAGGCACCGATTGGCCGCACCTTCATGCTGGCCACCACGGATGATCCCGGCTACAAGCAAGAGATCTTCCGCCAGTACGCCACGCAAATGCCCGAGGTCATCGAGCAGTCTGGCGCAACCAACTACGACGAGTTACTGGTAGCCGCATACCGCCAAATGGCCAAGGAGACTGACGAGCAGTTCAAGCGCTTGCCAGTTAGCCTGTCTTATCACCGAGCAGGTGAAGGCAACTACCGCAACAGCAAGCAAATGCTGCAGGACGTATACGGCAACAAGCACCTTTACGTCTTCCAGGGCGGTGATGAGCACCCCTTCCTGAAGGATGTTGATCCCAAGACGGGACTGAATGAGAACGAGAAGTTTCGCGCTGTGCATGACTTCTTCGGCCATGCTATTCACGGCAACGAGTTCGGTCCCAAGGGCGAGGAGATTGCTTGGGCTGCACACAGTCAGATGTACTCGCCGCTGGCACGCCTGGCTATGAGTACCGAGACACGAGGCCAGAACAGCACAGTCAACTACACGCCGCTTAACGCCGCATTAAAGCGCACCATCAACGAGTTGCAATCGCTGCGCTACGAGGCCAACCGCCGTGGCCAAACAGAGCAAGTTAAGCAGATTGATAAGGACATCGCCAAAGCTTACGAGACGTTTCAGTTTGCGCCGCAAAAGCCTTTGCTCCTGCCGCCAGAGTTCTTAAGCACGTCCTACGCTGGCGAAATGCCAGACTATCTGCGCCCCCTGATTAAACCCATGGAAGGAACGACAGTCTCGACACCGATGCTGCACTACAGCAAGCAGGCAGGATTGACCGAGACTGACCCGTCGTTCTACGGCACGGGCATCAAGGGTGAGGAAGCAGCAAGACTCGGATTGCATGGGGCTATATCGCCGCGGACCTACTTCTATGCCGGCCAGAACATGGAGCCAGAGGTTGGCCTTGGCCCGCACAAGTACCGTGCGATGGGCGAAAACTTGTATGACTTGGCAGCAGATCCGCTGCAACTGCAAATGCTTGCACGCGAAACCACGCGCATACCGATGACATCCACGTCAAACAAAGGATTAGCACAGCCTGCTGAGGCTACCAACGCACTAGAGCGGCTTATTCGTGACTATGGCTATGCCGGGTACTTAAGCCCAAGACTAGCCAAGCCTAGCGTTGTCATGTTTGGCAAGACGCCAGTGCAACCTTACGCCAAGGGAGGCAAGGTGAGATTTACCGGCAATCCCGACGTGCAAGCGATGGTTGTACGCATGTCAGGTGGTGGCGATATGCCCCGCAGCATCATGCAAGCCAAAGGTTTTGGTGAGGGCAGGGAAGATATTGAGAAGGCTCTGCAAGCCATTAAGGAGAGCGCTCCCGTATCAGCCGCATCGCAACTTGCAAGCGGGTACATGTCTGGCGCTGGCGGCACTGATTTAGAGAAGATCGGTCAGGCCGTATCCATGATTCCCATGATTGGTTTACCAGCGACGATAGGGAAAGCGTCGAAGTTAGGCAAGGCGGTTGATGTAATAGGTGATGTAGCGCAAGAGGCGTCACTAGCAAATGACTACAAAGCCATTCCTACGGCAGCATTTAGACGCGAAGCTTTAGCACGAAAGGCTGCGGAACAAGAACGCTTACGTTTGCAGGCTCCAAAAGAGGACGCGCCGCAAAAGACAAGTGTCAGCGTGTCAGAACCAGCCGTAAAGGTTGAGGAAAGCCCTCGTGTTGGGAATATTGCGTCAGCTAAAAATTTCAAAGCGCCGCAAGACAAAGCCCTGCTAGAAGCGCAGCGTGCAGCCGCATTACCTGTTGAGCAAGGTGGTCTAGGGTTGCCGCCAGATAACACGCCAGATGTGCGTGCTGCAGCCATGGGTTATCAAGATTTTTACCATGGCACAGAACGCTTGGATCGCTTGCTAGAGAAGGGTGCGTTAGACCCGCGCAGGGCAACATCAGGTCCGATGCCGTTTGGCACTGAAAGCAAACAAATGGCATCAACCTATGCGACTAGCAAGCGCGATACGTCAAGGCTTGCACAAGACGAAGGGAATGTTGCTGATTATTTTACGGTTAGCGCCAAAAACCTTGGCTACAGATCCAATCAAGATATTCCTGTCGAAAAGGCGTTTTATTTCCTGCCAAGAGAAAAGCAGCAAGAAATTATTTCCAAGGTTAAGCGTATTGGATACGCCAACCCTCAAGAAGCAACGGGTGACTTGGTGTTGCACCCTGAGGGAATGGGCGGCTCGATCATGGACCCCAAAACGATTGATTACTATCTTCAGCGCGAAGCTAAAGGTAATCCGCTTACAGCGCTCAGGATTATGTGGCATGACAGCGGAACGCTTTACAACAACGAGGAGCAGCTTGCCAAGGTATTTGAACTTGCAGGCTTCCCGTTTCCAATCTCGCAAAAGAATGCTCCATGGTCAAGTGCGCAGGGCGTTTTGACGGGCAAGGCTAGGCTTAACAACCCGCTTACGACTACAGACGCTGAAGTGATTGAGAGCAGAGTCATTCCAGCCTTAAAACAAGCTTTTGCAAAAGACAGAACTCGCAAGCAAGCGTATGGCCCTGATCAATGGGCAAAAAATGTCAGGTTCACCCCCAAAGAGTGGGTTGCAGAGCTTGAAAAGGACATGGCTGAAGGCAAAAACTCATACGTTTGGACGTCTATTCCAGACAAAGTCACTGCAGAGCTTCGCAAGCTAGGCTTTGATGGCATCGTAGATGCTGGCGGTAAAGGCGGTGGAGCACAGCACCGAGTAGTCATTCCATTTGATACGAAGCAGGTTCGCTCTCGTTTTGCCGCTTTCAATCCACTAAAAAAAGACGAGCCTGGTCTTCTTAAGGCAAAAGGCGGGACGGTAAGGTTTACTGACAACCCCGATGTGCAGGCCATGGTAGTCAAGATGGCAAAAGAGTTGCCTAAAGCAGTAAATAAAGGAAAGAAATATGCCTGAGATGCCCATTGAGCAGGAATATGGCCGCTACATTGATCCCATGCAGGATGAAGAGGATCAAGAAGAGGGTCTTGAGGTTGAGTTGCCTGAAGAATCGGCAGAGCTTGAAGAGCTTCCCGATGGTTCCGTGCGGGTTCACTTTGACGATCTGAAGGGTCCAGACGAGTCGCCAGACTTTTACGAGAACCTAGCCGAGAAAATTGACAGCATCAAGCTGTCAGCGCTGGCTATGCGGTATGTCAACCTGATCGACAAGGACAAGCAAGCACGCGAAGACCGCGATAAGCAGTACGAAGAGGGTCTCAAGCGTACCGGCATGGGTAAAGATGCGCCCGGCGGCGCGACATTCATGGGTGCCAGCAAGGTTGTCCACCCGGCCATGGCTGAAGCGTGCGTGGATTTTGCCTCGCGTGCGATCAAAGAACTCTTCCCGCCTGATGGTCCGGTCAAAACCAAGATCTTAGGCAAGGTTGATAAGGACAAAACAGAGCGTGCCGAGCGCAAACGCGACTGGATGAACTGGCAGTTAACCGAGCAGATCGAAGAATTTAAGGACGAGCAAGAGCAATTGCTCACCCAACTGCCGCTTGGTGGCTCGCAGTACCTAAAACTTTGGTATGACGAGCGCAGAAAGCGTCCTTGCGCTGAGTTTTTGCCCATCGATAAGGTCCTGATACCGTTTGCCGCGTCTAATTTCTACACTGCGCAGCGTGCTACCGAGATCCACGAGATCACGGAGTTTGAATTTAAGCAGCGCATTGACTCGGGCATGTACAAAGACGTGTCAATTATTCGCGCCACGATGGAGCCGGACGAGACGCACGCGGAAAAGGCCAACAACAAGATTGAAGGCCGCAAGTACGACGAGAATGACGACGGTTTACGCACGGTTTTCCACACCTACACCTACCTCGAAGTCGAAGAAGACAGCGTTACTGACGGCGAGATGGCCCCATACATCTTGATGATTGACAAACTGGACAACGAAGTCATTGGTTTGTACAGAAATTGGGAAGATGGCGATGAAACGATGACCAAGTTGGATTGGGTTATCGAGTACAAGTTCATTCCGTGGCGTGGTGCCTACGCGATTGGCATGCCGCACCTGATTGGTGGCCTGTCAGCAGCGCTTACGGGTAGCTTGCGGGCGCTTTTGGATGCCGCGCACATCAATAATGCGCCTGCATTACTCAAGTTTAAGTCGGCCAAGGTCTCTGGTCAGTCGCAACAGGTTGATATTACGCAAGTCGTAGAGATCGAAGCGGCACCAGGCGTAGACGACATACGCAAGCTTGCGATGCCCATGCCGTTCAACCCTCCATCGGCAGTGTTATTCGAGCTTCTAGGCTGGTTAGACAAGGCTACAAAGGGCGTTGTGACCACGGCTGAGGAAAAGATAGCCGATGTGAACGCACAAGCGCCTGTAGGCACCACACAAGCCCTCATTGAGCAGGGTGCCGCGGTGTTTTCTGCTATCCACAGTCGTTTGCACTCCTCGCAGGCGCGTTTGCTCAAGGTTTTGGGTCGCTTAAACCGCTGGTATCTCAAAGATATGCGCAAAGGCGAGGTTGTTGCAGACCTAAAGATTGAGCTTGAGGATTTTGAGCGTAATGGTGACGTGGTTCCGGTCTCTGACCCGCATATTTTCAGCGAAACCCAGCGCATGGCCCAGATTCAGGCGGTATTGGCCCGCTCGGACAAGGCACCAGACCTCTATGACCGCCGTGCCGTTGAAGAAAGACTCCTAAAGCAGCTAAAAATCCCTGCCTACAACGAGTTGCTCAAGAATACGCCCTCGCCTAATGAGCTATCGGCCATCGATGAGAACGTGGCCATGTCACTAGGTCAGAATGGCTACGCTTACATGCACCAAGACCACCTGGCGCACATCCAATCGCACTTGGATTTCGCGCTCAACCCGGCATTTGGTGGCAATCCCATCATGGCAAGCATTTACCTGCCGCGGGCACTGGAGCACATCAAGCAGCACATGGTGCTTTGGTATCTCAACCGCAGTCAGGGCTACATGCACAAGTTGCGTGGTAAGCCGCTGGATGAGGATGAGTACCAGAACCAGCGCATGACGCCAGAGATCGATAAGACGCTGGCGCTTGTCTCGCAGCATGTAAAGCAAGACAGTGAGCAGGCCTTCTCGCAGATCCTACCGCTTGTGCAGCAGTTGCTAGACGCTATGAAGCAGCTAACACCGCAGCCGCAACTTCCGCCCGAGGCTCAGGTGCTCAAAGAAACCAGCCTGGCTGAGACCCAACGCCGTGCCCAGCGCGACCAGGCTGAGATGCAACTCAAGGGTGCTGACATGCAGCAACGTAGCCAGATTGACATGGCACGCATGCAAGCAGAGCAGCAACGCGCAGCAGCAAGGGATCAGTTGGATGTAGCGCTTAACGCCACAAACAATCTGACCAAGGAGAGGATTGAAACTGCCCGTCTGACGCAGCGAGATGAGCAGTTACAAGCAGAGCAGTATGAGACTGCAATCAAGCTTCAGAACGAAGCTCAACGCAACTTAGGAGTGAATCGTGGCCCAACCATCCAATAACCTGAAAGACATGGAAGCTGTGCCGTATCACAAGCGCATCGCCATGGGAGCCAACCTTGACGGCACAAGCCTGCAGTCTAAGGGTACGCAACAGCAACCCAAAGCCAAAGGAGGCCTGAGCCAAGCACCTAAGAAAAAGTGAAAACCATTTCGGATCTGATCGGCGCATTAAAGACACGCCAGGCTGAAATAGGCCTTGCCCTTGCAGCGGGAAACGCAGCGACATGGGAGGCGTATCAGCGCATGGTCGGAGAACATCTAGGCCTCAAGAAGGCGCTAGACATCATTGATGACTTAATGAGAGATGACGATGAATATGAATGAACCAGTAGCGTCTGACGACGCTGAGATGGCTTGGGCATTTCCGAGCGTAGATCCTGGTGCAAAACCTCTTGGTGGCCGTGTGATGGTACAGATCCGTCGCTCCAAGAAAAGAACCACCAAAGCAGGCATTGTCCTAGTTGAAGAGACCAAAGAGACAGAGAAGTGGAACACGCAGATTGGCAAGGTTGTCGATATGGGAGCGCTGGCATTCCGTAAGCGCGATTCGATGGAGCCTTGGCCTGAAGGTGCGTGGTGCCGAGTAGGCGACTTTATTCGTGTGCCTAAGTGGGGCGGTGATCGCTGGGAAGTCAAAGTTCCCGGTGAAGACCAAGGTGAAGATCCGGCGCTTTTCATGATCATTAACGATCATGAGGTAATCGCCAAGATCACGGGCAACCCATTAGAAACGAAGGCATTCCTATGAGCGCTGAAGAGAAAGACGAGATCCTTGATATCAAGGAAGAGAAGGATGGTTCCGTTATCGTTGAGATGCCCGACACGGGCGAAGAGGTCGATGATAATGAACCCGTGCAAGCCGCAGAAGGTGGCCCCGCCAATGATGAAGATGACGACCATCAAGATGATACGGAAGCAATTCGTGCTGCCAAGCGTAATCGCCGCCGTGCTAAACGCGATGCCGCCAAGCAGCATCAGATTGAGAAAGATCATCGACTATCGATGCTGCAGCGCCAGAACGAAGAGTTACTGCAGCGACTGGCCATCATTGAGCGCAAGACACATGCAGGCGAAATAGCGCAGATTGACGAGGCGATTCGACAAGCAGCGACGAGTGTTGAATATGCCAAAATTAAGATGTCGCAGGCTCATACAGAGCAAGACGGCGACGGGCATACCAAAGCGCACGAGATGTGGTTTGATGCACGCAAGAAGCTTGAGGATCTGCAGAACCTTAAGAAGGCTGTTGCTCAACCCCGCCAGCAGCAGTCACTGCCTAATCCCAGGATCGCTAACTTTGCGCAAGAGTGGCAACAGCGCAATCCTTGGTTTGATCCTAACGCCAAGGACTTAGACAGCAAAGTTACCAAAGACGTTGATGAGCATTTAGCGCGAGAAGGCTGGGACCCAGCCACTGAGGATTATTGGATGGAACTTGACAGACGCTTGCGCCAATACGTTCCTCATCGGTACAATAGTCAGGAAGGTGGTTCCTCATCGAAAAACAGGCCTCGTTTTATGCAAGCAAGTACAGGTCGTGAGTCAGCAGCGGCAGCAGGTGGTCGCAAATCCTTTGAGCTTTCAGCAGAGCAAGTGAGAGCTATTAAGGAAGCTGGTTTATGGGACGATGAAAAGGCTAGAAACCGGATCATCCGCCAGTACGCTACACAACAACGAAGCTAGGAGTAGGACATGGAATCACGCTTAAAGAAATCCCTCACTGCCGGTGGCCGCGAGTCACGCGCAAGCGAAGACGTAGTGCGCCAAGCCGTGCAGGAGCAGTTCCTCTCAGCACAGGACATTGACAAAATGTGGAGTGATGAGTGGACACAATCGGCGCTGCCGAAAGTCCCGGATATTCCGGGATGGCATCTTTGCTGGCTTTCTACAACCAACAGTTACGACACCATTGATAAGAGAATCCGACTTGGGTACGTTCCGGTGCTAGCCGATGAGTTACCAGGGTTTGAGAACTATCGGGTCAAGGCGGGCGAACACGTTGGGCATATCTCCTGTAATGAGATGCTGCTGTTTAAGTTACCGATGGACGTGTATCAGAAGGTAATGACACGGTTGCATTACGACAAACCTCGTGAAGAGGCTGAGAAGATCAAAGTGCAGTTAGACAATCTTCAAGGCGCACGGGATAGTCAAGGCAGGACGCTATTGCAGACGGAAGGGCAAGGACTCGACAGTCTCGATAAAACCCCCATTAACCGGCCCCCGGTATTCGAGGGCTAACTCGGAGTTAGACTATGTCAGCTACAAGTGCTCCGTTTGGTCTGCGTCCCGCGTTCCACCCCAGTGGGTTGGATCGTGCGATTGCATTCGCAAACCCATTTGATTACTCGACTGGCTACGCCTCAAACATTTTCAAAGGCCAAGCCGTCACCCTTGATCCTGGTACGGGATACATCATCAAGACCACAAGTTTACTGCCAATCTATGGCGTGTTTGACGGTTTTGAGTGGACTGATACCACGGGTCGTCGTCGCATTTCCAACTTCTACCCTGCTAACACCGCCTTCCAGCAAGGCAGTGCGGTTGCTTATATCTGGACTGATCCACAGATCGTCTATGAAATTCAAGCAGCAGGTTCTATCGCTCAAACCGCGCTTGGTCAAGAGTTCGACATCAGCAACAACGATAACGGCTCCTCGACTACTGGTTTGTCGCAATGCACGATGTCCACATCGGCAGCAGCGCAGTTTGCTAGCGCTCAGTTGCGCGTGATTGATCTCGCTCCCTACCCTGGGAACGCTTGGGGTGATGCGTACACCATTGTGCGTGTACAGATCGCTGAGTCTCAACTCCTTGGTATCGGCACTGGTGCAGCTATCCAGTACCCTGCCACGATTCTATAAGGAGGGCTAAGAAATGGCAGCCCCAATGCGCAGTACCGACTTTCGGAGTATTGTTGAGCCAATCCTCAACGAGTGCTTCGACGGCGTTTATGATCAGCGTGCCGATGAGTGGAGCCGTGTGTTCCGCGAGCAGCAAGGCATTCCCCGCAACTACCACGAAGAGCCGGTCCTTTACGGTTTCGGCGCAGCACCGCAGCTTCCTGATGGCACACCAGTGACCTATCAGCAGGGCGGTGTGCTCTTCCTCAAGCGCTATGTGTACTCGGTGTATGGCCTGGCCTTCGCCTTGACCAAAGTGCTCGTGGAAGACGGCGACCACATCCGTATTGGTCAGGTGTATGCACGTCACCTTGCACAGTCCTTGATTGAAACCAAGGAAACCCTGTGCGCCAACGTACTGAACAACGCCTTCACGGGTGGACAGTATGCTGGTGGCGACGGCGTAGCACTTAACAGCGCTTCGCATCCCATCGTTAACGGTACGTTCAGCAACCTGCTGACCACCGCTGCTGTTCTCAGCCAGACCTCGCTTGAGCAAATGCTCATCCAGATCCGTCAGGCAGTGGACAACAACGGCAAGAAGATTCGCTTGGTCCCACGCCAGTTGGTTGTGGCTCCTGGCAACATCTTCCAGGCTGAGGTGCTGCTGAAGTCCGTTCTTCGTGCCGGCCAGGCAAACAACGACATCAACCCGATCAAGTCGATTGGCTTGCTCGACGAGGGTGCCGCTGTTCTCTCGCGTCTTACCTCTGCCACCGCCTGGTGGGTTCAGACTGACGCGCCTGAAGGTATGAAGCTGATGATGCGCCGTCGTCTCGAGAAGACGATGGAAGGGGACTTTGAGACCGACACGATGCGCTATAAGGCAACTGAGCGTTATGACGTTGGCTTCACTGATCCACGCGCAATGTATGGCACCCCTGGCGTCTAAACCGAGCAGCGGAGGCAACTCCGCTTTCAGGAGAAATAAATGGCTCTGACGAACTTCCCCAACGGGATTACAAGCTTCGGAGTTCCTGTGCTCGGAACCATCGGCGGCTTGCCGTTTACTGGCAACTACTACTTCGTAGATCCAGTGAACGGTGCCGATGGAAACGAAGGCAGTGTGGAACTTCCCCTCAAAACCCTTTACGGTGCTTTGGCCAAATGTACCGCTGGTAACAACGACGTCGTCGTTCTAATCGGCAATGGTGCAGCCAGTGGCTCTGCTCGTTTGTCAACGGCGCTTGCGCAAGAAGTTGACTCAACGGCAACGACTGGTGTGCTGACCTGGAACAAAGATGCAACCCACCTGATCGGCGTGTGTGCTCCTACACAAGTTGGCCAGCGTGCGCGTATCGCTCCTCCCAGCGGCACCTACACGGTTACCACCTTCGGTAGCTCGACGCAGTTTGTGAACGTCACTGCAAGCGGCTGTTACTTTGCCAACTTCTCAGTCTTCTGTGGATTCTCTACAGGCGGCGCGAGCATGGTGGCTTGGACTGACAGCGGTTCACGCAATGCCTACTCCAACGTAGACATCTACGGTATGGCAGATGCGGCTTCTGCAGGTGGCACGGGTGCTCGCTCCATCAAGCTTTCGGGCGGTGGTGAGCGTACCTTCATCAATTGCACCTTTGGTGGCGACACGGTCCAGCGTACTGCAGCAAACTACACGCTTGAGCTTTCTGGTGGCACAAACCGCAATATCTTCAAGGATTGCGTGTTCCCATCATGGGCAAGTGCTGGTGGTGCTGGCGGCGCAGCGATTTATGCTGCTGCTGCAAGTGCGATTGACCGCTTCCAACTGTTTGATGGCTGCTCCTTTATTAACGCTGTCCAGTCTACTGGCACGGCGATTACAGATCTGATCTCGTTGCCCGCTTCGGCTGGCGGTATGGTCGTTCTGAAAGGGTGCGTCACCGCAGGGTATACCGGCCTTGGCACGGCTAACGCTGTCGGCCAGACATACATTGATATGCCTGCTCCGAGCAACAGCGCTGGTGGCCTAGCTGTTAACCCGTCGGCCTAATGAGACACCGGCCCTTCGGGGTCGGATCTGAAAGGAACAGAAATGGGTCAGTTTAAGCCGATGGTGAAGATGATGACCACCGAGCCTTCAGTGGAGTTAAAGCTGAAGAAAGGTGGCATGGTCAAAACACCTAAGAAACCAACGAAGATGATGAATGGCGGTGTCATGGGCGGCTTGGCAGCAATGCCGTCTCCTGGCTCCCGCGGTGGTATGGCACCTGCAATGGCACCACGTCGCCCTTCTATGGCAGCACGTCGTGCGGCGATGATGAATCGCCCCATGATGAAGGAAGGTGGCGAGACCAAGGCAGAGCACGCAGCCGAAATGAAGAAGATGATGGGCACCGAGGCCAAGCTTAAGAAGCATGCCTCTATGCCTGCATCTAAGGCTCACAAAGGCCTAAAAACCGGCGGTGTGGTAATGGGCCAGGGTGGCTACAAAAAGGGCGGCGCAGTGCCCAAGAGTGGCATTCTTCCGGTAGCAGAGTCTGAGCGTGGCGCTAAAGAGTACGTCAAGACCAAGATGGATACAGCGCATGTTGATAAAGCCAAGGGTCCTACTGGCGATGTCAAGATGGGCAAGCCTGGCGGTTACAAAACCGGCGGCGTCATCATGGGTCAAGGCGGTTACAAGAAAGGTGGTGCCGCAAAAAAGGGCTACGCTACGGGGGGTCTTGTTGATTCAGGAAAACCCGTAGCCTACCCCAAGAAGCCAGCTTCGGCGGCTGTGTCGAATGATCGTCAATCGGGCACCTTCAAGAAGGGTGGCAAAGTCAAGTTTAACGATGGCGGTGCTGCAGGTGCTGTTAGCAATTACGAGCGTGACATGCTTAAAAAGAATGTTGCTCCCGTAAAAGATCCACAGGCAACTGCAGCCAAGGCGAGTCGAGATCTTGAGGAAGCGTTGAATCCGATTGGCATCTTTAAGGAGCTTGGCGGCAAGCTTCGTGACAAGTTGCGTGGCCAAGGTGCGGTAACCGAGACTGAGAAGTCTGTAACGGTATCGCCACCACCAGCCAAAAAGCGAGCCGGCGGCGCGTGCTAAATAGTGGGGGCTTCGGCCCCTGCTTCACATTGAAGGTTTGATATGACCACGACCATTTCCTCGATTACCCGCCAAGGGACGTTTGAGCCTTTTGGGCTACAAGTGGCTCGTGGCCAGATTCAGGGCCACAGCAATGTGATTGTGTTTGGATACAACCCAGACGTTGATACGTCTGAAGAGTCAGTATGGCCAGTTGGTGGAGTGGTGCCCCATCCTACCGTGGCCTCTGTATTAAAAATTAGTTCAAGCAGCACTGACGATGATGGCAGTCCTGCAGGCACAGGCGCAAGAACCGTATTTATTGCTGGCGTAGATGGCGACTACAACGTGGTGAGTGAAACCATCACGATGAATGGCCAAACAGCAGTTAATACCACCAACTCATATTTGTACGTCAACAGCTTCTACGTTGTGACGGCAGGCTCTGGCGGTGCTAACGCGGGTGTTATTTACGCTGGCACGGGTGTAGTTACTGCTGGCGTTCCTGCAGTCATTTATGACGCAATCAACACGGGCTATAACAGCCGCACGACAGGTCACTATTGTGTGCCTGCTGGTTATACAGGCTACATGGTTGAAGGTCAGTTCTCTTCAGGGCAGGCCTCTGGATCTACTGCAGTAACCGGATTTCTTAAGCAAAACGGCCCGGACGGATTGCTTCGTGTTGGCGCAGTAACGACGGTTAATAACAGTACGGCTGATTATGTATTTGATCCGCCATTTGTTATCCCAGAGAAAAACTGTGTTGGCTCAACGGCTATTGGAGCAGCAGCAAACAATGCTGTCTCATCGTATTTCAACATTGTCCTGATCAAGAACTCGGGAGAGTGACATGCCAGCGAAGTCGAAAGCGCAGTTTCGGCTCATGAAAGCGGTAGAGAACAATCCCAAGTTTGCCAAGAAGGTGGGCATCAGTCCTGATGTAGCGGCTGAATACACCCAATCCAACGTGAAAGGGCGATCTTATGCAAAGCTTCCTGAACAGCTTAAGAACGGCGGTCCGAGCCTTGCGATTGGCCGTGGTGAGAAGCTACCAGCGGATCGTGGCGCGGGTCTCACGGCCAAAGGCAGAGCCAAGTACAACCGAGAAACAGGATCAAACCTAAAGGCTCCACAGCCCCAGGGAGGGCCTCGGAGAGACTCGTTTTGCGCTAGGATGGGTCCAGTAGCAGAGAAGAGCGAGAAAGGCTCACGAGCACGCGCATCCATGCGCCGTTGGAATTGTCCGGGGTGGTAGATGGCATATTCAGATACTTACGGCCAGGTTTATAACGTCCAAACGCTGATTGACCACGCAGCGCGTCGTTGCGGCAAGTTAGCAGAAGAGCTAACCAGCGAGCAGTTGGTAGCCGCAAGAGAGATCTTAGGCATGACGTTATCAAGCCTGATCAACATTGGCATCCAGTATTGGGCGATCAAGAAGGAAGTTATCGGCCTGTCAGTGGATAAATACATCTACTCGCTGCCTGTTGGCGCTAATGACGTGCTGAATGCGCTCTATCGCACCATGAACCGCCCCTCGGGCAACTACGCTACGAGCGCAGGGGGCACGGTATCTTTTGTTGCTGATAACGACGTAGACACTTACTGCCAGCAAACGAGTGCCAATGGCAACATTTCAGTCGATTTTGGGACCGACAACCCGGTTTATGCAGGATCTATTGGCGTGCTGCCCTATGTTTCTGGCGGTGGAAGTGCCACCTGGACCTTCACTCTTGAGTATTCCACGGATGGTGCCACCTGGAATACGCTTGAAAACGTCGGTACCGTCGTTGTAACGGACAATCAGTGGCTCTGGTATGACATTGACCCTGGCCAAACGGTGCAGTTTTACCGTATTAGGGCTTCTGGTGGCACGACACTGGCGTTAAGAGAGTGGTATGTCGGCAATAACAGCCGAGAAATCACAATGTCACGCCTAAATCGTGATGATTACACCAATCTGCCGAATAAAAACTTTACGGCCAATCAACCGTATCAGTTTTGGTTCAACCGCACGATTCCACAGCCTGAAATTTACCTCTGGCCCACGCCTAATGACCCATTTATTCAAATGACGGTCTGGTATTCCAAGCAGATTATGGATGTGGGCGATCTGACTGACGAGCTACAGATCCCGCAGCGCTGGTATCTGGCCACGGTTGCCATGCTCAGTCATCAACTATCGCTTGAGTTGCCGCAGGTGCCGTTAGATCGTGTGCAGTACCTCGAAGCGCAGGCCACAAAGTACCTCAATGAAGTTGAGCAAGAAGAGCGTGATCGTTCACCGATCTACTTTGCACCCAACATCATGCCATACACGTCCTGATCATGCCTGTTTTCCTTGATACGTCTAATCTTGCCAGCGTTGCGATTGCCATTTGTGATCGCTGCAAGATGAAGCGTACCTATGTCGTGATGAGGCCAGATCCCAACTTTCCTGGCCTGCAGGTGTGCAATGAAGGCTGCGCTGATCAGAAGGACCCGTATCGCCTGCCAGCAAGAAAGACAGAGCGCATTAACTTGCGCTTTCCTAGGCCTGATGTGTCCGTAGCGTTAGATCCCAATAACATACTGACGAATGGCCTGAATCAGACGATAATGTCTACTGAAGGCAATACGCAAACGCCTGAAAACAACGGAAACCTTGACGGCATCTCGTTGTCGCCGGAGTGATGAATGGCTAATCAAACCATTACCCAATTACCAGCAGCAGGCGCACTTACTGGCTCAGAGTTGGTCCCTATCGTTCAGGGTGGTCAAACTGTCCAAACGACTACAGGCGCTATTTCTGCGGTGCCTGTTACTAACTACAGCTTTATCACGGCCACATCAGAGGGCACGCTGACCGATGCTAGGCAATTAACGACCACGGGCGGTGGCATTACGGTTACCGACAACGGTGCCGGCTCAACCATGGCTATAGCCTTGGCAGGAGCGCCTGCAAGCCTCGTAAACTCGTCGGCTGGTATCCAGGTCAAGACTAACGGCACAACGCTTACAAACCGCTCTATTCAAGCTGGAACGACAGGTTTAAGCGTTACCGATGGCGATGGAATTGCAGGCAACCCGACAGTGCTGCTGTCAGGTCTTGTATTAGATCTGGCGCTGTCTTCAGGCACCGGCTTGATTGCACGCACTTCAGGCAATTCGATTGCGGTAGTAACGCTACAGGGCACAACCAATGAGATTGATGTGCTCAACGGCACGGGTGATGCTGCGAACCCGACAGTAGGCATAGCCGATAACCCGGTGTTACCAGGCACGGGGTCAGTGCAGATCCCTGCTGGCACGACAGTACAGCGTTCCTCGCCGCAGAATGGGATGATCCGCTACAACACGGATTTAGGAATCTACGAAGGTGTTGTTGCTGGCGCATGGACAAGCCTATCGGGCTACAGTGGCACGTCGGGTTACTCTGGCTTTTCTGGCTTCTCAGGCTCTGGCATATCCGGTGCTAGCGGCACGTCTGGATTCAGTGGCATCTCAGGCTATAGCGGCACATCAGGCTTTTCTGGCATCTCTGGCTACAGTGGCACCTCTGGCTTTTCAGGCTCAGGCGTCTCTGGTTTTAGCGGATTTAGTGGCTATTCAGGCATTTCGGGATTCTCCGGTATCTCTGGATTCAGCGGCATTTCAGGCTACTCAGGCCTGTCAGGCTTTAGCGGATTCTCAGGTTACTCAGGCCTTGATGGCGTAGCACAAAGCGGTATCAGTGGCTATTCAGGATTCAGCGGGTTCTCTGGCATCAGCGGATTCTCTGGCATCTCAGGCTTTAGCGGTATCTCAGGGTTCAGTGGCATATCCGGCTTCTCGGGCATTTCTGGCTTCTCGGGTATATCAGGATTTAGTGGCATCTCTGGTTTTTCTGGCTCGGGCATCTCTGGCTTTTCCGGCTCTGGTATCAGCGGGTTTTCTGGTACATCAGGCTTTTCTGGGATCTCTGGCTTCTCAGGAATTTCCGGGTTCTCAGGCTTTAGTGGACGATCAGGGTTTTCGGGCATTTCTGGTTTTAGTGGTATCTCGGGCTTTAGTGGAATCTCCGGCTTTTCTGGTATCTCAGGGTTCTCTGGATTCTCGGGCCGGTCAGGATTCAGCGGCTCAGGCGTGTCTGGCTTTAGCGGTGCATCAGGTATCAGTGGATTCTCAGGAGCGCCACCGACTAACGTCACCACAACCGCAAGCACATCGGCGGGCTTTATCTTGTTTGCCGCGGCCTCAACCACTGGTAGCCAGGCTGTCTTAGTCGATGCGGGCTTGTCAGTTAACGGCAGCACAAATGCAATCACAGGCGGTATTGATGGCGGTACGTTCTAATGCGCTACAGCATTGTTATCCCGACCTACAACCACTGCGAGGATCTGCTCAAACCTTGTCTTGAGTCCATCTTCAAGTTCACCGACATGGCCGATGTTGAGTTGGTCATTTCGGCCAACGGCTGCACAGACGGCACACAGGCTTACCTGCAAGAGCTATCGGCTCGCTTTGCAAGCATTGGCTTTGATAAGCACATCAAGGTTGTTTGGAGCGATCAGCCGCTAGGCTATTCAGGCGCATGCAATGCAGGGATTGTAGCCACGCGCACAGACCGCATCGTGCTGCTCAACAACGACACAGTCCTGCTGCCGCAGAATAAGAGCCAGTGGCTAGACATGCTCAACCAGCCATTTGCGCATCACGAGAAGTGCGGCATTTCATGCGTGATCAAGGGACCATCAGAGCCTGCAGGCCGTGACTTTGCGGTGTTCTTCTGCGTGATGATCAGGCGCAGTGTATTTAACCGAATTGGGTTATTAAATACCGAATACGGCATTGGCGGCGGTGAAGATACCGAATTCTGCATTCAGGCTGAAATGGCAGGCTTTGAGGTGCATGAATGCTCGCCCAAGGAGTGGAGCGGCAATCAGTTTACCGGCGCGTTTCCGATCTATCACAAGGGCGAGGGCACGATGCTTGATACATCGCTTGTGCCTGACTACAACGATGTGTTCCTGCGCAACTCGCTCAAGCTTGCCAAGAAGTTCAACCCAGACTGGTATCGCTGGCGCTTATCCAACTATTGGGAGCGTGCTGTTTTTCTGAAGGGTGACCCGGTCTTCCCGCGGGAAGTGACGCGCTATCAGTGGGCAGCGCAGCATGTGAGGGGCAAGAGCGTCTTTGAGCTTGGCTGCTCAAGCGGTTATGGCGTGCAGTTCATGCCTGAAGGCGTGGAATACACAGGCCTTGATTACGATCCGATCATTGTGGACGTGGCCAAGGAGCAGGGATGGAGTGCCAAGGCGCAGTTTGTGCATGCCGATATCAACAAGTATGACCTGCAGCAGTACGACACGATCATCGCTTTCGAGGTCATTGAGCACCTTGATAACGGCCTGGAAGTCTTGCAAAAGCTCAAGCAGCACTGCAAGACCTTACTCTTTACCGTACCCATGAATGAGCCAGTAGGCTTTTGGGGTCCGCATCACAAATTGCATGGTTTGAATGAGTCGCACTTTCCTGGCTTTGAGTTCAACTACATCGATGAGCAGGGCAATATCTCAGCCGTGCCCAAGCCGATTGACGATCAAAACAGGCTCAACTTGCTGATTGGACGCTGGCATGCCTAGCGTTTTGTGCTCAGTCTCTACCAGGGGGCGGTCACATACGACACTGCCTTTGGCTTTGCAGGCGGTTATGAACCAAACCCGCAAGCCAGAAAAGATCGTGATCTTTGATGATAACGACGAGAATCAAGACCTGCGTAGCGATCCGATATACAAGAACTTGTATTGGATGATGGATGCCAAGCAGATTGCTTGGGAGTGGATCTGGGCCGGCAAGAAGGGCCAGCATCACAATCATCAAATGGCCAACTGCATGGGCTTTGATTGGGTGTGGCGCGTGGATGATGACGCCATTCCTGAGCCAAACGTGCTTGAGGTCTTGCTAGCGCATACAGGCCCGATGGTAGGCGGTGTGGGTGGCTCAGTGCTCATGCCACCGCACTACTTTGAAGAAGCCAATCCTACCGGCAAAATCGATGCGATTGACCACGAGCCACATCCGCAATGGCAGCGCATCAAGAAGGTCAAGCATGTAGACCACTTGCATTGCAGCTTTCTGTATCGCGCAGGGATTTATGACTACAACTTAGGTCTGTCTCGAGTCGCCCACCGCGAAGAGACGCTTTTCAGCTTTGGCTTAAAGCAAAAGGGCTATGACTTGTTGGTCGTGCCCAACGCAGTAACCTGGCACCTTAAAGCGCCGTCTGGCGGTATCCGCATGGAAGATAAGCAAGAGATGTTTGCGCATGACGAGCAGATCTTCCGCAACACGCTAGCGCACAAGAACCACACGATTGTGGTGCTCAACAACGGCATGGGCGATCACATCGTATTTACGCATGTCTTGCCTGAGATTAAGAACCCGTTGGTGTTTGGCTGCTATCCTGAGATCCTTCCCTGCAGGTCGATTGCTGAGGCCAGAGACTTATTTGGCGACATCGAGATGTATAACATCTATGCCAAGATGGACCGCTGGAAGTGGAAGACAAGCTTGGAAGGTGCTTACAGGAAGATGTACCTATGATTTTGATAGCGCCCTTTGCTAAGAAGCTTAATAACGGCAAGCGCAATCCCAAGGACTATCCGTTTTGGGAGGCGCTGATCCCGCACTTGCCTAATCCGGTTATTCAGGTGGGCGTTGAGGGTGAGCAGCAAATCGTGCCAGACTTTCGCAAGAACCTGCCCATTCAAGCGCTGCGCCAGTTAGTGAGGCAATGCACGACATGGATTGCGTGCGATAGCTTCATGCAGCACTTGGGGTGGGATGAGGGCAAACCAGGCATTGTGCTTTGGTCGGTATCGGACCCGCAGATCTTTGGTCACCCAGAGAACATCAACCTGCTCAAGGACCGAGCCAATCTCGCTCAGAATCAGTTTTTGTGGTGGGAGTGCTATGAGCATGACCCCAACAAATTTGTCGCGCCAGAAGTCGTTTTAGAAGCCCTAAAAGGGCTTTTGCACTTAGACAAGGCGGCTTAAAATGATGCAACTCACCGTTTCGCGGAGATAGACATGCCAGCAACGAATTACACACCCATTCAGCTTTATCGCAGCACAACATCAGGAGCTTTGCCAAGTAACGCGAACCTGTCGCCTGGCGAAGTGGCGCTGAATATTGCTGACAACGATATGAGTATGTACTTCGAGAACGCGTCGGGTACAGTTAAGCGCTTCTTTAATAATCCTGCAGAGCTTAAATATCCAACAGCGGACGGTACGAGCGGCCAGTTTTTGACAACAAATGGCGGCGGTGTTTTAAGTTTCGGGTCAGTTACTGCAGGCGCTCTCACCAATAACACTCGCCAAGCGGTAACGTCATCGGCCACCACAACGATTAACTTAAACAGCGGCAACGTCATCGATCTGACGATGGCAGCAAGCATTGCCACGCTGTCCTTTACCAACGTGCCTGCAAGCGGCACGCCGATTTTGATTCAGATCGTAGTAAAGAACGCCTCGGATGGCACGGCTTATACGATTGCTTGGCCAAACTCAGTGTATTGGAGCGGGCAGTATGCAGCCACAACGACTTCTACGGCACAAACAGCACCAACATTAGCTACCGGCGCAAACGGCGTGACGGTCATTGCGCTGCTCACCACAGACGGTGGTACTAAATGGCGTGGATGGGTAGAGGCAACAATTCCCGGAGGGACAGAAGTAAGGTTATACGCATTTGGTGCAAATGGTGTAGGTCAGCTAGGCTTAAATAACACAACAAGCACAAATTCACCCGTACAGATTGGGTCATTGGCAAATTGGTATGACATAGGCAATTTCTCAGTTCCTACGCTTGCTATAAATACCGCCGGGCAACTTTTTGCTTGGGGAGATGTTCTCTCAGGAGCGCTCGGACTTAATCAAACGTCTACAGCCGTATCTTCCCCCACTCAAGTGGGTTCATTAACAAATTGGTCACAAATATCAGTTGGCTACGGCAGCAGCGCAGCAATTAAAACGGACGGCACCTTATGGACATGGGGAGGTGGTGCTCATGGACGCCTTGGTGACGGTCAGGCGCAAAATAGATCTTCTCCAGTACAAATAGGGTCAGGTACAGATTGGAGTAAAGTGACAACAAGTCGTGGCAATACTTTTGCTATTAAAACAAACGGCACGTTATGGGGATGGGGATCTAATGCTTATGGCGCTCTTGGCACAAACAATACAGGTAATGTTTCATCACCAGTTCAAATAGGGGCATTAACAACTTGGAGTTCTGTTAGAACCTCAAGGAATAATTCCCTAGCTGGCTGTGCCAATGTTTTCGCTATAAAAACGGACGGAACGCTTTGGGCGTGGGGGAGAAATACTGGTAACAATTACGGCATGGTTGCGAGCAACCCTGGCAATAATACTTCTTCACCAGTACAGATTGGCGCTTTAACTGATTGGCGAACAGTAAGCCCTGGTAGTTATCATTGTTTGGCCGTTAAAACTGATGGCACCTTATGGTGCTGGGGACTGAATGTAAACGGGCAGTTGGGGTTAAATAACACCTATGGTTATGGCTCCAATTTGACTTCCCCAAAACAAATAGGTGCATTAACTGATTGGTGGATTAGTTCGGCAGGAAGCACGGCAAGCGCTGCATTACGAACCAATGGAACTTTATGGACATGGGGTGCAAATGGAAATGGAAACTTAGGACTGAATAACTATGTATCAAGGTCTTCGCCATCACAAGTTGGAGCATTGACAACCTGGGGTCCGGTGACGGGCAGTGCTACCCCTCTTCAAATCTCAAATACCTGTGGATTCGCTGCGATTAGTAATACGATAAGTCCTGCATGATGCATTTCCTATCTGGCTTACCACGCTCTGGATCAACGGTACTTGCCGCGATCCTGAACCAAAACCCTCTGGTGCATGTGACGCCAACATCAGGGCTAATTAGCATCATGGGTGCTGTGGCTGAGAAGTGGGAGCGTGATGAGTCGATTCACGTTCAAGGCCGCAATGACGATGATATGGTCCGCATGCTTCGTGGTTTGATGCAGGCTAAAAACGAGACCATTCAAAAGCCCATCATCATCGATAAGAATCGTGGCTGGCCTGCACCGCCCATCATGAAAACGATGGCCAAGGTGCTTGGGCAGCGTCCTAAGATCATCGCCACTGTTAGAAATGTACCTGACTGCATTGCCTCCTTTGTGCGAGTCGTAAAGCCTGAAGACACGCAAAAGTTCTTGTCAGAAACGCACCTGATCAATGTCGTCAAAACCGGCTATGTGACGTTGCATGCAGGCATGTTGGAAGATCCACTGTCCTTTTGCATGATTGAATACGAAGACCTGCTTGCTGATCCAGAGGTGCAACTCAAACGCATCCATGACTTCTTAGAGCTTGATCCTTTTGCCTACAACCTAGAGAAGATTGAAGGCTCGATTGTTGCTGAGAAAGACGATGAGGTGTGGGGCATTCCAGGCTTGCATGACATTAAACCTAAGCTTGAGCGTCAGCACAAACAAACCGCACAAGAAGTCTTGGGTCATCGTTATAACGAGTTCAACCAGCCGCGCTTTTGGCTAGGTGAGACTCAAGAGTCCATGCCCAAGCAGCCGTTGGATCTGCAACTCGAAGCAGGACGCAGGGGTGATTTCCAGAAGGCTTGGGAAATAGCTCAACAGCTTGAGCGCACTGAGCCACAAAACCATCGTGCAGCCTATAACCGAGGCTTGTATGTGCTGATGCAGGGCAGGCTCCAAGAGGGCATGCAATTGCTTGCAAGGGGTCGTATTGAGCAAGTTTTTGGTAATGCCAAGCCCCAAGTGCCTACGCCGATCTGGGAAGGTCAATCGGATCAAATTGTGCTGCTTTACTTAGAAGGTGGCTTAGGCGATCAGATCCATCAGATGCGCTTTGTGCAAGACATTACAGCGCGTAAATGCCAAGTGATTGTGGCTTGCTCGCCTGAGCTTGTAACGCTCTTTGCCACCATACCGAATGTGCGTGCAGTGGCAGTACATGAAGCCGCTCCAGGTGTTTACCATCATGCTTGGGTGCCAGGAATGTCGGCACCTATACCTTTGGGTATTGAATACAAAGATGTGTGGGGGCGTGCTTATATCCCACGGCCACAAGCGCCACGAACCAAGTTTCGTATTGGCTTACGCTGGCAGGGCAACCCTAACTTTGAGTATGATCACCGCAAGTATTTTTCGCCTGAGTTGCTCTTTAATGCTGTCAACGGTTATGACGTTGAGTTTGTCTCGTTGCAGCGTGATGAGGGTTCACAGCATCGCCCTGAGTGGATTGCAGAATCAAAGCTTGACTCATGGCTTGACACGCAAGAGGTGGCCGCAAGCTGTGATTTAGTTATATCATCTTGCACATCGGTGGCGCATCTATCGGCTGCGATGGGCGTGCCCACTTGGGTTGTGATTCCTATCCTTCCTTATTATCTCTGGGCACTACCAGGAGATCGTGTACCTTGGTACGATTCGGTTCGATTGTTCAGACAGACCAAATATGAAAGCTGGACGGAAGTTTTTGATCAGGTGCGCGTTGCACTTGGCGACTATTTGAACGAGGTGCATCATGGCAGGATTAGATCTGTGGGTTAAGGTTGAGAATGGTAAGGTAATACAGGGAGCGGGGCGTTTACCTGTAAGCATGGAAAATTGGGCCGCTGACAAAAATGCACTAATTAAATCGGGCTGGTATCCTGTTGTGTCAGTTAAGCCCGAGTCGATGGATACGCGTTTTGAAGTTTGGGAGTCCGAATCATACGAGATCAAAGAAGATCATGTTGTTTGGACATTGACGGCTCGACCAAAAACGCAAGAAGAACTTGATGCGGAGCTTGCCGAGAAATGGCGTTTGTGGCGCATTGAGCGCAACTTCCGTTTGGCCGAAACGGATTGGGTCATCATTAAGTTTTTGGAAGCAGGACAAGCCGTACCAGCAGAATGGACGGCCTATCGCCAAGCCTTGCGTGACTTGCCAACGATTGTGGATTTTAATGGTTTAGACTGGCCTGTTAAGCCCACATGAAGTCGCTGTTTTTCAGCTACGACATGGCCGTGGATCGGGCTTATATTATCCGTATCCAGGGTCATGAAACCTCGGAGCGCAAGGCTGATGAAGCTGCTAAATCATGTGCATCCATTGGGATGCCTTTTGCGTTTTGGGACGCGTATAACGGCTTAGAAAATCCCATCAAGCCACCGGCACATCACAGTCAAGTGATGAACATGATCAAGGTTACGGATCACTATCTGACTCGCGGTGAAGTAGCCTGTGCGCTATCGCACATAAGCTTGTGGGCTAAGTGCGTGGAGCAAGATAAGCCGATTGTGGTCCTTGAGCATGATGCGGTCATGCTTCAGCCTTACTTGCAGCACTCGGTCTACAACTCGATTTGCTATCTAGGTTGTCACGAGCAAACGCAGCAGGGCTGGGCTGTGATGCCAACGCCACCACATGCAAGTGAAGGCCCAAACTATCACTTCATTTGCCGTGCTCATGCGTATGCAATTGATCCAGCAGTAGCCAAAAACATGCTGGCACATGCCATTAAATATGGCATTTCAGTGCCGTTAGATATTATGCTTCGCACAGATATCTTTCCTGTGCATCAAATGGGCGTGTATGCAACGGATGTACCCGATAAGACTGAAACCACCATCCTTGGTCGCCCCAAGCATGGCCGAAAAACAGATCGCAACGACCAACTAGCCGCATGAAAAAAATCCTCATCATGGGCCTGCCCGGAGCAGGCAAAACCTTTATGGCTGAAGCACTGAAAAAGCGTTTGGAAGCCAGTACAGACATCCCTGTGGAAAAGCTTGCACAGTGTGAAGTGGTGCCTACTTATTGGCACCCCACGGTCAAGTGGTTTAACGCTGATGAAGTTCGCAAGAAATATAACGACTGGGACTTCAGCCGTGAGGGCCGGATTCGTCAGTCAATACGGATGGCTGAATTTGCACTCTCGTCGAATGCTGACTATGTCATTTGTGACTTTGTGGCACCGCTGCCTGAGATGCGGCACAACTTCAAAGCCGACTGGGTTATCTGGATGGATACCATCGATGCGGGTCGCTATGAAGATACCAACAAAGCTTTTGTGCCACCTGATGTTTACGACTTTCGTGTCACTGAAAAAGATGCTGATAAATGGTCTGACTTCATCGCCGACCATATCCTGAATGACCGCCGTCGGCCACGGTTTGATTGGCGTAAAGAGACCGTGCAAATGCTTGGTCGCTGGCAACCCTGGCATCCTGGCCACCGTGCATTGTTTGAGCGTGCGATTGCTAAGACAGGTCAGGTAGTGATTCAGATTCGTGACTGCCAAGGCTGGAATGGCTCCAATCCGTTTGCTGCCGAGCAGGTCAAGGACTTCATCAGGCGCGATCTTGATCCGCTCTACCAGGGTCAGTATGAGATCCAGTTAGTGCCCAACATCGTGAACATCACCTATGGCCGTGATGTGGGCTACAAGATCGAGCAAGAGACCTTTGATGATGCGATTCATTCAATCTCGGCTACCAAGATCCGTGAGGCGATGGGGTTCAAGACGCTTGTGGTTACAGAGCCTAAAAAATGATTCCCAAGATCATTCATGTGGCGTGGAACGATAAGCAGGTGCTTGAGAGCACGTCGCCTTTGATCGTTAATGGCCTGCGCAAGCTTGTCGATCTCAATCCTGATTGGGCGCTGCAGATCTCTGACGATGCTGATATCGACGCCTACTTGCAAGACAAGATGGCCGAGGACTATGCGCTAGCCAAAGATTTGCATATTGTGGCCAAGACAGACATTTGGCGGCTCTACAAGATGTTTTTAGAGGGTGGCCTATACGTTGACATCGACAGGCTTTGCAATGTGCCCTTATCGACGATAGTGGACGAGAAGACGCGCCAGGTTTTGCCGACCTGCAGAAACTTTGATTTCTCGCATGACATGATGTTGAGCGCACCGCACAATCCAATCTACCGCGCTGCCATTAGGCACTGGCTTGCACGCCGGCGAGCGGGAGCAGATAGCATTTACTTCCTTGGCGCACAGACTTACATGCATGCCATCACAGAGACATTATTTGGCGGCATCATCGATACCAATCCTGGTGAGAAAGCCTTCGAGCAAATGCGTGCCGCGATCAATATGGTTGAAGGCCTTAAGTGCATACCAGAGAATCCACCCCATCAAACCACACTATTTAAGGGGTACGCAGGTGACTGGGAGCGCATGAAACGTGATTTTTACGCCGCTAACGGTTTGCGGCATTGGACTGGAGAGTGGTGATCAATCATGAGCGACGATTTGGATAAGCGCCTCTCTGTTCACGAGGCTATTTGCGCCCAGCGTTACGAGAACATTGAAAAGCGCCTCGGTGATGGCAGTCGTCGCATGCGTCACATTGAGTGGCTGCTTTACATCACGATTGCTGCTGTGCTTCTTGGGCCAGGAGTCGCAGCGATGTTCGTTAAGAAATTGCTGGGTATCTAATGGACGATAAGACCCATGAGTTGGCGGTCCTAAAAGCTCAGGCCAGGATCAAGCTTGATGAGCTAAAGGCTCAAGATTCGGCCAAGGAAGTCGCTGGCAAAGCGATTGGTGAGGACGGTCTCCTTTACATCTTCCTGATCGTGCTCGTGGGCGTGGGTGCGTCTCTATTCTTAGAAGGCGAAAAAATTGCTGCTGTTATGGGTCTTCTTGGTGCTTCACTTACTGCGCTCATTCAAATGCTAAATGGCATTGCTGGCACTGCTGCTAAACAGGAAAAGCCAGAGTTTGAAGTCATCAAGGATCTTATCCACCGCCTTGACAAGCTTGACCGCGCCGAGCAACCCATGCAGGTTGATGTAGAAGGCACCAAGGTGACGGTTAAGAAAGGTGCCGATCAGATTACCGCAAAGGGGTAAGTATGTTTGATCTTCTTTCGGGCGGTTTACTTGGCTCCATCTTTGGCGGCATCTTCAGGCTCGCCCCTGAAGTCTTGAAGTTTCTCGACAAGAAGAACGAGCGCCAGCACGAGCTATCCATGTTCCAACTCCAAACCGACCTCGAAAAAATGAGGGGCGAGTTCAAGATGGAGGAAAAATATGTTGACTACTCGATACAGCAAATGGATACGATTAAGGAAGCATTTAAGGAACAGGCCGCAACAGCAAAAGAGGCTGGTTGGTTCGCTTCTTTTATCACTGCTATTACCCGCCCCGGTCTTACTTGGATTGCTTTTGGTGTTTATGTGGCCGTCAAAGTTGCTGGGTTAACGATTGCCTTCCAGACTAACGCTAACTGGGCTGAGGTGCTGATCAAGAGTTATGACGAGGATGACTTCGCCATGCTCAATATGATGCTCACTTTTTGGTTTGTTGGCCGGTCTATCGAGAAGTACAACAAGTCGTGAACGAGGCTAAGAAGCTTTGCAAGGATGTCTTGATTAAGCCCTTCGAGGGGCTTGCAAAGCGCTTGCCTGATGGCCGTGTAACAGCCTATCCTGACCCTGGTACCCGTGGACATCCATGGACCATAGGCTGGGGTGCTACAGGGCCAGAAATCAATCCTGGCACCATTTGGACCATAGAGCAGTGCGAAGACGCTCTGGATCATCACGTTGAGTATTTCGTGCGTGGCTTGTTAAAGATGTCGCCAAGCCTCTCTAAAGCGCTGCCAAGGCGTATGGCTGCAGTCACGTCTTGGGCATACAACTGCGGGCTTGGTAATTACCGCATCAGCACGTTCAAAAAGCGCATTGATACTGGCGATTGGAATGGCGCTGCCGATCAGTGTCTGTTGTGGAATAAAGCCGCTGGCAGGGTTTTGCCAGGACTAACCCGTAGGAGGGCGGCGGAAGCTGCGTTAATGCGATGAGTTCAGCAACCAAGTCAGATCCGGCCAAGTGGAAGCGCATAGTTGCCTCAGTCAAAGCCTCGGGCAAAGGTGGTAATCCTGGCCAGTGGAGCGCCCGCAAAGCGCAGTTAGCTACCCAGAAATACAAAGCTTCGGGCGGGGGTTACAAAGGTCCAAAAAAAGCGGATAATTCGCTTTCAAAGTGGACGAAAGAAGACTGGGGAACGAGGTCTGGAAAACCGTCCACGCAAGGCCCTAAAGCAACGGGTGAACGCTACCTGCCCAAGGCTGCAAGACAGAAGCTAAGTCCGTCTGAATATGCAGCGACCACGCGTGCCAAGCGTGAAGGGATGAGGCAAGGCAAGCAGTTTGTTCCCCAGCCTGAGTCGATCAGAAAGAAGGTGTGGTGACATGACAGCCGCCTATGTAATGACCTACAACAATCTAGTGACTGATATCGCTCAGTACCTAGAGCGCACTGACACCGCCACCCTGGATAAGATTCCTACCTTCATTGGGCTGACCGAGCAAAAGCTTGCTGCCAGGCTCAAGATCCTTGGCATTCTTACCGTGCAAACAAGTGCCATGGTCATTGGTAGCAATATCATTGATAAGCCGGCACGGTGGCATAAGACAGTCAGCATGAACATCACAGTGGATGGCAGGCGCTATCCCGTCTTGCTGCGCACCATGGAATACCTGCGTGAGTATTGGCCCGATCCTGCAGAGCAGGATGTGCCCAAGTTTTACGCTGATTACGACTACACGCACTGGCTGATCGCGCCGACACCTGATGCAGCGTATAACTTTGAGGTGTTGTACTACGAGCGGATTCAGCCTTTGGATTCTGCCAATCAAACCAACTGGTTCACGATCTACGCACCACAAGCACTACTGTATGGCTCTCTGGTAGAGGCGTCGATGTTCTTGAAGAACTACGATAAGGCCCAGGCTTATCGTGAAGAACTCACATCGATCCTTGAGTCGCTAGTCATAGAGAACAAGCTTCGAGTTGCTGATCGCCAAGCCGTCGTTGTGGATAGCTAATCATGAGCTTTAACTCACCCTTCACTGGTAACGTCATTCAGCCGACTGACGTGTCATTCCGTGCGGTTACGCTGTCTGCCAACACGCAGCTAGAGTGGCCGATTAACGGCAACGCCACAGACGATTTCGCAGCTAGGATCATGAACGTGACAGCCACCGCGGGTGGTTTGTCGCTTTATATGCCACCTGCCAATCAGGCGTCTGTTGGCCAAGATGCGCTGATCAGAAACGTCGGCGCAACGACATTTACTGTTAAAGACTACGCAGGCACCAACACGATTATCTCGATTGCTGCAGGCGAGGCAAAGTACGTTTACATTACGGCCAATCCCACAACCACAGGGACGTGGGGCAACATCGCATTTGGCACGGGAACGTCGTCTGCTGATGCGGCAACGCTGCAAGGCTTGGGCTTAGTGGCCGATGGCACTACGCTCAATCAGAGTCACCCGGTCATTTCGCTGGTTACAGGTTCAACCTTTGCCACGACAGATCGCGCACAAACCTACATTTGGGCGGGTGGCGCTGGATCAGCAACGCTTCCATTGGCAGCGACGCTTGGCAACAACTGGTTTGTGCTCTTGAAGAACAATGGCACGGGCACACTGACAATCAATACAACGTCGTCTCAGAACCTTGATGGCGCGATCAGCAAAGCCTTCCAGCCGGGTGAGTCGGCATTTATTGTATGTACAGGCACCGAGTTCATCACGGTAGGTTATGGGGTCAGCACGCAGTTTGAGTTTGGCGTACTGACCAAGGCGGTTACCACGGGCACTGTTACGCTGACAGCCAGTGAAGCTTCCAATACGCTGATGATCTTTACGGGCACACTGTCTGGCAACGTCACAGTCATCATCCCGCCTGTTGTTAACTTTTATGTGGTGAGTAATCAATGTACGGCTCCAGGTGGTGAAACGCTGACCATCTCAACTGGTGCGGTAGGAGCAAACACCGCTACAGTGCCAGCATCCGGTCAGGCAAGTTTGTTTTGCGATGCAACCAACGTCTTAAACGCCAACACAACGCAGGCCGGTGGCACGGCACTAAGCTTAGTCAATGGATCTGCTGGTAGTCCATCGCTTAACTTTGGCTCAGAGACCAACACAGGTATCTACAGGCCTGGTGCTGGACGATTTGGTATCTCAATCCTTGGTACGTTAAGAGTAGACATTGACGCCAACGGGATTGCCGTAACAGGTGATGTTGATGCGACGGGCAATGTAAGCGCAGTAGACGGCACGTTTACTGGCAACGTGGATGCAGTCGATGGCACCTTTACGGGTGACGTAAACGGTGACAATGCGGTATTTACTGGCACAGGCACATTCGAGGGCGGTATCGACGGAGGCACCTTCTCGTGACCAAAAAGGTCTTCGCGCTCGATACCAATCCTGGCATCCAACGAGACGGGACGCTGTTTGACCGTGAGTTTTATGTGGATGGCCGATGGGTGCGCTTTCAGCGCAAAAGGCCAAGAAAAATTGGCGGCTACAGGCAAATCACGGATCAACTTGCAGGCCCCTCACGAGGCCTTTATTTAGTTCCGCAGAACACATACAACAACGTCTATAGCGGCTACAGTGATGGCGTACAGCTTTTGCCCATCAACAATAATGGCGTTGGCTCAGGCATTACAGATCTAACCTTCGGCGGCACAATCCTAACGCTGAATGTGCTCGTAGGCGGTTCTAGTTATACCAATGGTACTTATACAGGCGTGCCGCTTATTTATGTGGCATCGGGAACGGGTTCAGGCGCAAGTGCAACGATTACAGTATCGGGCAATGCGGTGACGTCGGTCACGATCACAGGCGGCGGATTTGGTTACTTGGTATACGACGAGCTTACTGCTGCAGCCGCGAACATCGGCGGCACAGGAAGTGGATTCTCAATCCAAGTGGCAACCATTGATAGTTGCTTTACACCAAGCGCTGACAACCTATGGCAGTTTGATACCTTCAAGGACTCCTTTGGTAGCGGCAATAACGTACTGTTAGCGCATCCATCGCAGGACCTGAATAACATTAGCTCGGAAGTCAATACGCCTGTGTTGGCCGCAGACTTTACGAGCAACAACTTCCTCCCGCTTGGCGTGTTTACGGAAACGGCGGCGACGGTTACCAATGCATCTACCTCGGTAACGCTCTCCACGAGCAACTTTAATATCGGCGCAGGCCAGTTAGTAACCGGGCCGGGCATTGCTGCAGGCACGCGAGTGTATTCAGTGCAGCTAACTGCCTTGGTATTAGATACGCCGGCCACTGCTAGCGGTACGAATGTCACGCTCACCTTTGACAATGAAGTGTCGGTCTCTGGCGGTGTGGTCTCGTTGCACCCTTATGTGTTTGTGTACGGCAATGACGGACTCATTCGTAATTGTGCGTCAGGTGATTTGAATGATTGGGTATCAGCAGAAGCTAATTCGGTCAACGTAGCCACGGGCAAGATTGTGCAAGGCCTGCCTGTGCGTGGCGGCTCTAATTCGCCGTCAGGCTTGTTTTGGTCCCTTGATAGCCTGGTGCGTGTTTCCTTCGCTCCTACGTCGCTAGGCGTGGCTGGAACGGGCAATTTTGCGCCACCTACCTTCTGGCGCTATGACATCATCACGTCGCAGACCTCTATTTTGTCAGCACAATCAGTCATTGAGTATGACGGCATCTACTACTGGTGCGGTGTTGATCGCTTCTTGCTCTACAACGGCGTCGTTAAAGAGATCCCTAATCAGTTCAATCAAAACTGGTTCTTTGACAATCTGAACTACACACAGCGCCAGAAAGTATTCGCTACCAAGGTGCCTCGATTTGGCGAGGTGTGGTGGTTCTATCCGCGTGGCGACGTGACTGAATGCAATGATGCGGTGATCTATAACATCCGCGAGAATGTTTGGTATGACGTTGGTACGGCATTGGGTGCCAGACGTTCTGCAGGCTACTTCTCGCAGGTGTTTCGCTTCCCGATCAATGCCGGGTGGTTGGCCAACTACACAGGCGGTGTGCTCGACACTTCGATCACTGATGCAGGTACGGGCTATGCAGACGCCACTTATTCTTATGAACCGCTAACAGGTGGCTCTGGCTCAGGCGCAACGGCAACCATCGTCGTATCGGGCGGCGTTGTTACCTCTGTGCAGATCAATAACCGCGGCACTGATTACGAAGTGGGTGATACGCTGTCAGCCGTGCTTGACGGTGTAGGTGCTGACTTTGAGTTGACAGTCAATACCACGATGACATTTGTTTCGCTGTGGCAGCACGAGGTAGGAACAGACGAGGTGGTATTCACGCAAGCCAATGCTATTGAAAGCTACTTTGAGACATCCGACCTTGGCTGGGTAGCAGGCGGACCTTCGCAACCCTCACCCGTTGGCGAAAACAAATGGCTGCGTGTTGAGCGTGTTGAGCCAGATTTTGTGCAGTCAGGCGATATGGACTTGTACGTCACAGGCCGACCCTATGCGCAAGAAGCGGATAGCACGACAGGACCATATACCTTCTCGCCTGGTACAGGCAAGATTGACATGAAAGAGCAGCGCCGAGAGTTGCGGTTAAAGTTTGTCAGCAATGTCGCTGGCGGTGACTACCAGTTGGGCAAGGTGATTATCAGCGCTGATGAAGGTGACGTGCGAGGGTACTCCACATGAGTTTGGCTGTCGTTTATGACCCGCGGTATCAAGACTTTGATTCATGGGCGGCGCTCATGTGCGAGGCTTATGCTGGCCAGCAGTTGCAGATCCCAGGTCCTGGTGTTGAATGGAAGTCTTGGGCTGCTGGCTTGAAGGCTATCGACGTGTTTGCCAATGAAGCTATACCAGAGCCTTATGGCTTTGATAACTGGCAGGATTGGGCCGCGGCAGTGGTTGGCGCGGTTAATTCAAGGACGGTGTAATGAGCACGTCAGCAGCCTACCAATACGCAACAGCACCAGGCGGTATTGGTCTGGATCAAATGAACCAGAACATTATCAACTTCTTTGCTGGCAATCCTGATGAAGCAGCAGCGCGTGCTGCTATGCAGCAATATGGCGTATCGGAAGATGATATTCGACGTGCTACAGGCAAAGCACTTGGTGATTACTATCCAGTTCAGAGCGGCTTGTCAGCACTTTCTACGGTAACGGGTGCCGCAGGTAATGATACGGTTAGCGGCGGTCTTCTTGGTGCAAACGATTACACAAGTCGTGATAACACGCAGCAAGACGCAATTGATGCAGAAACTGCAAAGCCATCAATAAATACTTATCGTGACGTTCAAATACCGACGTTTACTGACAAGTATGTTGATCGAGGTGATGAAGGGTTTCAGATCATTCCTGCGTCTCAGTTGCGTGATCAATGGATGCAAGAGCAGGATCGACTTGCAGCACTCACGCCTGCGCAAAAAGCGATTGAATCGGTAAGGTATGTTGAAAACTTAGAAGGCGGTAACGAAACAAGGTATACGCCGGTTACATTTAACGGTAAAGATTGGACCGTCACGGCTGGCGGAAATTCTTTAATGCGGTTGGCGGATGATCAGTCTGGCCTGGGACCAAAGCAATACCGTTATGAAGAATTAGACGCCGCTACAGGGCAAATTAGACAAGGTGTTGGCGTCGAAGGGCCAAGTCTCTTCAAAAAATTTTTAACTAATCCTGTCACGGGAATGGCGCTGGGTCTGCTGCTTCCCGGCGTTGGCCAGGCCATTGGAAGTGCTTTAGGTGCTACGGGCGCAGCAGCAGGTGCGCTTGGTTCAGGCGTCTTAAATTTTGGCTTGCAAGTCGCTACTGGCGCAGATCCTGTTGACGCATTAAAAGGTGCCGTATTAAGCGCTGGCGCGGGCTGGGCAGGAGCGCAGGTTGGCTCGATGTTGCCGGCAGAATTAGCAAGCGCTGGCAAGAATGCGATTACCCAGCTTATTACGACAGGCAAACTCGATCCTGCTGCATTGGCTACAAGCGTGGGCACAAGTTTTGCAACGGATACCTTGGCGGCAGAAACAGGCCTAGACAAGGCTACTGCTGGCAAACTTGTTACGGCTGGCTTGCAAGCCATCAGTGGTAATGAGTTGGCTGCATTAACGTCACTTGCACAGGCCGGCATTCAAAGTGGTTTGACAGGAAGAAACGTAACGGCTCAGTCGCCACAAGATCGCGCAGCCTTTTTAGAGGCAAATGCTTCGCCACAAGGCTTGGGTGCCCTTAGCCCTATATCGGCTGAAGATGAGCAGATCGCTCAACAGCAACGCATTCAAAATGCCAATCAAGCGCTTGCTGATTATGTTGGTCCCGGTAATGACTTAAGCAGAGAGGGCCTTGTCAGTCAGTTGCAACGCTTAGGATTTAGTGCTGTTGATGCCGAGCGTTATGCCAAGCAAGCAGACCAGCAGCTTAATCAACAACGCGTAGCGGCTGATGTCATGGGTCGCTATTCGCAGGTTGATCCAGAATTTGGCACTCCTGGCGTAGACCGGCAAACCGCTCTGACAGAGATGATGGCTGCAGGGCTTACTGAGTCGGCAGCAAACAATTTGCTTAATAGCGTTGATGCACAAAACGCCATCAAGCTTGAGAACAAGTTAAGCGTTCAGTCAGCCTACAGAGACTTTCTAAGTGGTACAGGCACAGAAGAGCAACTGCGTAGCGCGTTAACCTCTGCCGGCTATAACGACAAGGCAATTAATGACTTAGTTGTCAAAGGTCGTGGCGTCATTGAAGGCCAGAAGATAACTGCCGGCGAAAGTGCGCAGGAGCGTGCTGCAAACCTACCCGACATTCGCGCAGAGATTGCAGGCAAGCCTACCTTTAACGAAGCTTATGCCACTGCTAGAGATAAGCTTGGCGCTAACGCTACGTTTACCTGGCAGGGCAAGGATTACAGCACGGCCACTGCACAGGAGCGCCCTGACTTAACTGGCGCTACAAAACCAACTACTGCAGACCTTGGCACGCCTTATGTTGCGCCCAACGGCATGCATAACCGTGCAGCCTTCATTCAGGCTGGCGGTGGCACAAGTGATGCGGACTATGCCAAGTATGTCAATGCCGTCAACGCCCTGATAGCTGAAGGCAAGAGCGGCACATTGATCCAGCCATCATCGGTCAACAGTGAAGGGAAGGACCTGCCTTCAACTAAAGGCCCGGTGACCATGGCGACACCTCGTGTTGATTCGTTCCTTGGCAGCGTGGCAGCACAAGGTGTTTCGAGCTTTGGTGCCAATTCCATCGGTGGTGTGTTAAACGCTTTAGGCTTTACTGACGCTGGCCGTGCGGTCATGGACAAGGCCAACATGATTGCCAGCGCTGCCACTGCAGCAGAGGGTGCGGATGTCACCAAAGGCAAGGCTGATATCAATAGCGCCATATCCAAGGTTGGTGACTCAACAAGCCTAAAAGACTTGGCAACAAACATTGGCAACCTAGCATCAACTGTTTACAACAATCCCAAAGCCTTTGGCGCTACTGTAGGCAGCGAGGTAGTTGAAGAGGTTTTGCAGCTTGCAACGCTTAAAGGTTTGCCTGGTGGGTTCTGGGTTAAAGAGACTGTGGCTTCTGCCATAGAGAATGGTGGTGCAGCCTACAACCAAGAGTTCGAGTCACAACTTGCCAAAGGTGCATCAAAAGAAGTCGCGCACGCCAACGCACAAAAAGCTGCCGGTGTGGCTGCAGGCACGACAGTAGCGCTAGCCGGTGCCGCATCAGGTGTTTCTAAGCTTGCCGGTGCATTGTCACGCAGCGCTGATGATGTGGCAGGCGGTGTTCTTACTCAGGGTAAAGAGGTTGGCAAGACCTTAGTTAAAGAGTCGGCACAAGAGGCCGTGGAAGAGGGTTCTATTGCTGCTGGCGTAGACATGGCTTTGCGTGGCTCGATTGATGCCAAGAATATGTTGACCGCCATGACGGGTGGCGCACTTTATGGTGGCCCTACGAGTAGCACCATGCAAGCCACGGGGGCAGATAAGTTAGACCCGGCGGCGATTTCTTCTAACGTGTCAGTTCAGATTGAAGATGCAGCATCTAAGGGTATCAGCTTGACTGATGCCACCAACTCAGCCATTGCGTCTTCAATGAATATGGCGCTAGAGAGTGGGCAATCCATCACGGCTATTGGGCCAGCAGTCATTACTGGCGCACTGGACTCAGGTGCAGACCTGTCCTCGGTCATCAATTCAGCGATCACGGTGGGGATCAATACGGGCACCGACCCGTCCATCACTACCGGAACGATAGTCTCATCGGCAGTCGTAGCAGGACTTGATCAAGGCGCGGATTCCACGGTTGTCATCGGTGGTGCGGTAACAAGTTCAATTAATGCTGCAACGAAAGCGGCGTCAGACGTTAATGCTACGGCTACTTCATCGGTGGCCACATCAATTGCCACGGCAACAAAAAGCGGCGTAGATGTGAATGCGGCCACAACCGCGGCTGTTGATGCAGCAACCAAGGCGGGCGTGGATGTAAACGTGAACACGGCTACTGAAGGCGGTGTGACTACAACCACGGCGGTATCTGGCAATACAACGACGGCAGTGGCTGTTGATACCAACAACGGCACAACGACGACCATCACCAACTCCGGTAACACGACCACACAAATTGTTTCTGATCAGAGCAGCACAGTCACCACGACGGTTAACACTAACACCGCTACTGTGACCGAGACTGATACGACAACCAATATCACCACCACGACCAAGATCAGTCAAAACACACAAACGGTAACGACGGTTGATCCGACAACGGCAACCAAGACCGAGACGAAAACCGATCTGACAACAGGCCAGTCAACGACGGTAACGACAGATCTCAACACGAACACGAGTACGACGACCAACACAAGTACCGAGGGAGAAGATACGATCCCTGGCGGTCAGGATACGATTCCAGGTGGCGAAGATACGATCCCAGGTGGTGATGTTGTGATTCCTAGCGGGTCGCCAGTTGTTACTACTGACATAACACCTCCACCAATTACAACGACACCAGAGCCGACCAAGACAACTAAACCGCCACCAGTAGGACCGGCTGCAAGCGGCGCAGGATTCTTGCTTGGTAGCGGTATGGGAATACCTAGTCCAGAGGACTGGCTTGGCGGGAAACTGCTAGGCTCGCAGACCCGCGAGAAATACATTAATCCACTTGCTCAATACTTTGCAGAAGTGCAAGATTTGCCACAAGCGCCTATAGCGCCAGAACCCATCGAGGAAGAAATGCGTCTGCCCTATTATACTTATGGCCAAGAGCCATCACTGGATGAAATATTTGGTGGCACGGATACTGGCGAAGAGGATGAGCCAATGTACCAGGCTGGCGGTCAAGTTATGAACCCGCAGTTCATGTATGCCAAGGGCGGCTTGTCACGCGAAGACTTCCGTGAAGGCAAGCATGTCTCTGGTCCGGGAGATGGTCAGTCTGACGACATTCCGGCCATGCTAGCCGATGGTGAATTTGTCTTTCCTGCCGATGTGGTTGCAGCGCTGGGTAATGGCTCAACAAAGGCAGGAACCGAAAAGCTTTACGAAATGATGCATGCCATTCGTGCGCGTGCAAGATCCAACAAGCCTAAAGATTTGCCGCCACCGGCACTTAAAAGCCCGTTGGATTATTTGAAGAAACGATAGGAGCGCATCATGTCGCTATTTGAAGGCTCGGCACCAGATCCCGTAGAACTATCGAAGACTTCGGAAACGAAGATCCCAGATTATCTAACCAACTATTTAACGGGTCTATCTCAAGCAGGTCTGAATGCGCTCGGCACAACAACGCCTGGCGCTGATGGCGCACCGTCAACATTTACGCCGTTTACGGGCGGGGATTTGATAGCAGATCAGCCGGAATTCTTGAGAAACCTTATGGACCCTAGCTCAACGGCAAACTTGCCTGAGTTAAGTGATCTGACGCGATATCAAACAGCGCTTGATGATGCTTCGCGTGTGGGCGGTTTGGCTGAAGAAGTTTCAGACACAGACATTTCAAAGTTTTACGACAAGTTTCAAACTGATGTGGTCGATGAGTTGTCTCGTCAGTCTGGTCTCAACGTACAGCGCAATCTCATGCCTGCGTTAAAAGCAGCGTTTGCTGGCCAGGGTGGTTTTGGTAGTCAACGGTATGCCGGCGCACTAGGTCAAACCTTGGGTGATGTGCAGGCCAATCTACTAGGTAAACAAGCTGATGTGATGTCAGCAGGTTACAAGCAGGCGATTGACGCTGCACTGCGTGAGCAGGCAATCCAGCAAGGGTTAGTGGGCGGCTTGAGTTCATTGGGTCAAGTAGAGGCAGCGGCGGCACCAGCAGCGATTAAGCAGCTTGCAGACATCGGCTCGCAGAAGCTTGCCTACGATCAGTCGAAGCTCGAAGCGCCTGTCACACGAGCACGGAATGTGGCTGAGATCATGCGTGGCTACAACTACCCAACAACGGTATCTGAAACCAAGGAAGAGTTACCGACGCAGCTTAGTCCATCCGTTATGTCGCAGATTGCTGGCCTTGGCACGTTAGTTGGCGCAGCCTTTCCGAAAGGCGGCGGCGGTCTTGCCGATGTTATTAAGGACATCTTTAAGTCGGTGCCGGGCAGCACAGACGGTACTGACACAACATTATTGAGTGACATTGCGGACTTTGGGTGATTAACATGACTACATCCAAAAGCGGTCTTGCCAATCTGCCCGTTAGCTACTTCGGTCAGTCTTCGGAAGAGCAGACCAAGATTGAGGATCTGCAGCGTATCCAGAAAGAATTAAGAGACGCCCTGCAGAACCGGCAGCAGTTGTTTGATCCGGTACTACTTGCCATGGCGCAAGGATTTTTAGCGCCTACCAGGACAGGATCGTTTGGCGAGTCATTGGCCAACGTCGCTGAGAAGGTTGGACCCGCACAGGCTGCAGCAGAAAAGCAGCGCCTTGAGCGATTGGGCATGGAGCGTGAATTAGCCGCGGCAGACTTGGCCATGACGCAACAAGCTGAAATGGATAAGCGTTTCCTGCCAAAGATTTTAGGTACGCCTACTGCAAAACCTGCAGAACCAGGCAAACCTGCAGAACCTGCTGCAGAACCTGCCGTTCAGGTTGGAACACCGCTAGCTCCGCGTCCAGAGCCAAAGGCTGAGGTGACACCGCCCTCAGCGCAGAAGTCTGGCATCAACAATTTGACTGACGAAGACCTGGTTGCCATGTCTCGCAACCCGCGCTATGAAAAAATGGTTGGCACCATTCTGAAGCTGCGCGATGACATTGCTTTCAATGACGGTGTGCTTGTACGCAAAAGCACAGGCGAGAAGATTGCAGACTTCCGTATAGAAAAGCCTGATGTGTTTCCCACTCACTTGGGCGATATGCGCATGACGCCTAAGCAGTTTGAGCGATATCAAAAAGAGTTTGAAGATAAAGGTAAAGACGCTGCAAACGCATTCCTTTCTAATTTAGGCCTGCGTACAGTAGCCCAGCAAACGGCAGAGGCTAAGGGTACAGAAACCGCCGCACAAGAAACGGCCAAGGCAGAGGTTGGCCGCACGCAGCAAGCGATTGAGCAAGGTGATGTGACTGGTCGCATGGCTCAATATCGCCTGCTTCAAACCATTGCTAGCGGCAAAGACGCAAACCAGATCTTCGGTATTGTTAATCGTCCAACCATAGGTGCAGCGATTACAAGGCTGGTCAACGAAGGCATTCGTGCAGACTCCAAGACTATCCAGGCGGGCGCTCTTATTGATGCCTTACGGAACGTGGGCTTAGAGCAAGAGACGATCAACAAGTATGAGTTGGCACTCAATACGATGGCCAATATCCAATTGCAAATGGCCAAGATTGCACAGGGTCAAGGCTCAGTATCTAACTTTGAGCGCGAGTTGTTTGCCCTCGCAGCAATATCACCGCAGGACAACCCAGCAACTATTTTGCGCAAGGTTCAACTTTTGCAGGCGCGTGCTGAGTTTGATCGAGATCTTGGGCGCGTTATACGAAAGTCTAAGAAATCGCTTGATGCATTCAAAGACGAGAATGAAGACCAATACAATTCCATGGTGCAAAGCTATTTGGACCGCGTGAGTCAGATCGCTCAGAGCGTCAATATTCCTGTGCCTAAGCCTGGCTCACCAAGACAGCCGGGAGCGGCACCAACCACTGCAGGCCAAGACATTCGTAGGCGCATCGGCATAACAACTCCATAAGGCATATCATGGAAGATAAAGACATCCTGCCGTTCCTTAATTCGCTTTCGCCAGAGCAGGCCAAGTATGCTGATCTGATTGTTACGGAAGCAGAAAAGCGTGGCGTCCCACCAAGATTTGCTTTGGCACTGGCTTGGCAAGAAAGCAAGCTAAATCCGGGTGCCATGGGTACTAAAGATGAAGTGGGTCTTATGCAAGTGCGGCCAGGCACGGCCAAACAGTATGGCTACGACCCAAAGGAGTTAGCTGATCCGGTTAAAAATATCGGCATCGGTATTGACATCCTGCGTCGGCACTTGGATCGCTACGACAATGATCCGATGGTGGCTGCGATTGCTTATAACGCCGGCCCTGAACTCACTTACTTATCTGATCCGACAAAGGGAAATCTACCCGAGTCTACAGAGAATTATGTCCGAGACATTTATAAGCTTGGCGGCTTTACAGATATGCCGAAGCCACCAGGGCAAGAAGATCAAGGCGACCAGGGCGGCGGCAAGAGTAAAAGCGCCGCTGAAGAGTTTCTGAGTAAGTTTCAGAATCCAGAAACAAAAGCTCAAGCTTTAACTGATTTGATGGCTATGGGTGCCGGCGCTGCTGGCGCTAAGGTTGCAGAGGTTGGCTCGGCTACAGCATCAGGTTTGCGTGACGTGCGTGACATCATAGCCGCACAGGCGGCTGCTGCTAGGCAGGGGACGCCACCAGCACCTATTCCTACCGATCCGATGCACACCCGGCAAATGCAAGGCACTACGGATGCCGGCGCTACAGGAAGGGCACGACAGACAACTTACCAGACTGGCACGTCTCAACAGTCTGCAGCCGCAAAACAGCAAGCGGAAGTTCTGCAGCAATTGCAGCGGCAAGGTGTGATTACGGGCGATGCCAAGTCTGTGATGGCCAAGGCTCCTGGCTTAACGTCTACACCTTCAGGCGTGCTGTTGCCATCGAGCCAGGTTTACGCAGATATTCCCCCTCCACAAGGAACGACACCGCCGCCAAGGCCTTCCTTATTGCAGCGCACCCAACAGACCACTGCCAATGTTGGCAGGGCAATGGGTCGAGGTATGACGGCACCCTTCAGATCGCCTGTTTTTTCTGGTGGCTTAGGCGGTCTTGCTGCAGCAGAGGGCGGGCAAGAAGCTTATACAAGACTGAAGGGCGGGGATGATCCTGGCGCGGCCATTGCTGGCGCTGGTGCATTAGGCGGACTGGCTACGTTATTCCCTAATCCTGCTGTTAGGGGCGTAGGGTTAGCCACGGCAGTTGCCAGCCCGATTGCAATGTACCTTTACGATAAATCTAAGAAGGCACAAGAAACCGGCGCTGGCTTACAGCCTCCCTCTATTTATGCGCCGATGTATTTGAGATAACGCGCTTCTTGTGGCAAGCCTTGCACTCTGAATACCAGCCCCCTCTGGAACGCTTGTAATAGCCCTCAGAGGGCTTTGTTTCGCCGCAGGCACTACAGACCTTAACACCCTCCTGGAAGCCTTCCCTGCGCTCAAATAAACGGTCTGATGGCCATCCTTGATCCACGCGCCACTTCAGGGTGTAATAGCTTAGCTTTCCTCGCTTGGCCCACTCTCTGAGCGTGAGGGTGGTGGAACCGATGGTGAGAACTCTCTGGTGATGAATCGTGTTTGACATTTTTTGCATTCGCGTCGGCGCTCTAAATAAAATCTAAGCTTGTTGGGTTCCCAGTAAGACCTGGTGTCAAGGACGGTTGTCTTGTAAGACCGTCCTGACTCGTTTCGACAATACGGGCATTGCATCGTGTAGTCTCTTTCTCAATTCCAGAACATTCCAGGCCAGATCGTGCAAATATTGATCGGCCAAGGCTGGATCTGTTTTCATTTGGTTTTGCGCCTGGTTGTGCAGTCGCTCGATAATTTTCAATTGCTTCTCGTATAAGCTCATCTAGGTCAGCATCCATTTGATCGGGGTAGTCAACCAATTGCCTGAGCATGCGATAGCGTAGAGCGTCATTCATTGCGCTCCCTTATGGTGTCCTTCTCCATGTTTTTACCAATCTCAGCGGCGGCTCTGACGATGGCGCGGCGAGTTGCGGCTTTTGGGTCATCACCCTTTATTTCCCCGACCTCAATCATCGACGGGATATGTTGAGCGCACACATTTGCATACGGCACCTTCTCATCTGCGAATGTCCAGCCGTGGTGAACGCCGATGTCTAAATCAATCATCAAGTGAAAAGCATCTTTGTCGTCGTGAAATGGACTCCATATGGATGCGCCGGACTCCTTCCCGACCCACAAAAGACAGTTTGTTTTTGGCCTATACATGGTTGGCTCAACATACCCCGCCGCTTTTGCGGCATACCTCAACAGTTCTTCGTCTGTCATGCGTTCTTCTCCTCAAGGAATCTGTCTATGGCGTTTATAAGCTCCGCCCTGTCAGTGTATTTTTCGTAGAAATCTTCTGCTTCATTTAATGTCAGCCCAACCCATTGTTTCTTTGGCGGTGCGGTGTAGAGAGGTATGTCATCTTGATTGGGGCCGATCAGGCTGCCTTCTTCATCGAACTTTGATGAGCGATGCCACCAAAGTTCCCCCTTGCCCCCATCGGTAATCCACGCCACCGGCTCCTCCTCAGGCTTCGGCGCGTACACCAACAAGTGCTGCCAAACACGCGGATCAACAGTGTCAGCCTCAGACCCCAACCGATCAACGCAGTCCATCAATTCATCGGTCAACGAAGGTGCTTGGCTCAGGGCGTCAATCTCCTCATCCGTCAACCCAACCCACTCACGCTTTGGTGGTGCGGTGTACACAGGCTGTGGGTTGAATACCTTGTCTTGCGGCTTTTTGCGGAAGTACACATGCCCTGTTCCAGTGGTATGCATCCACGCCACAGGCTCCTGCTGTGCTGGCTGATCTGCTTGGCAACAATGCCCACACCTCGGACACTCAAAAGACTTCTTCTCAAGCACCTTAGTCAATGCCTCAATTTCATCGGCATAAACATCTTCGACGCTGCAATCATTGCTAAACATATCGTTGGCGTCTTCTAGTGCCATTAACGCCATTTCTAAGGCTTTTCTGACTTCATTCATGTCGTCTAAATATGACTTTGGTTTTTGAAATTGATTGTGATCACCGCTCATGGTCTTACCCCTAAAGCAATCCGCTCACGCTCCATGCGTGCGCGCAACCGTTGTCTGAACCGGTATCGTTTGGCAATCTCAGCCCGTGTCATCTTTGACCGTGGCTTGTCCTCACCGATACCAAGCTTGTAAATGTGCGTGGCATCCACACCGCGGGAGTTCTTCACCCAGCCCGTGATGTGAGTCACGCCTTCCTTGTGTAAGGCCCTGAGATAAGACTGGACCGTTACCAAATGCAGCCCTGTCTCATCGCAGATGTTGTACGCAGTGCAGCCATCCATCAGCATCTTGATCATTCGTGCGTACAACAATTCATTCATCTTGATCATGCGCGATCGCCTTCTCTGTCACGCCAATCATCGTTACAAGCTTGCTTGCGCAATACCATCGCTTCAATGGCACGAGCAAAGGCATAGAGCCAGTGGTCAGCCGTTAGTGAGTCAGGGACACTGTCAGCACAGGCCCTGATGTCAGCATCGCTAAGCATGCTCCTGACTCCTGCGCAGGAAGTTGGGACCTTCTTGCTCGGCCTCGAGTTCGCGGATGTCGTTAGCTGCATCACTGACACCATGCCAGTCACGCCTGGCGATCATCACCATCATGTACTCGATCAGGACTTGGATTTGCACTTCGGGGTTTTGGTAGTCTTTCATTGCTAATTTCCAGGGTTGCGTCTGCAATACGGATAGCCAAAGTCGCAATGCGCTCAGGCGTATCCAGTGAATAAGGTCCATCCTTGTAATGCTCAATGCCGCGGGACAAGATCCCGTTAAGCGCTGCGGCAATCAGCGTCAATCGATCATCACTCTTCGCCATAGGGCATGCTCCATAAAACATAGATTAGAAACACAATCAGCCCGATCGAGCCGACACCAAACATCGTGATAAGCCAATCCATAAGGTCAGCCATTACCGCGCTGCCCACTGTGCAACGCCGTTGCTGAAGTAGATAACAGCGCCGGCAAAAAGGGCGTACAGCAGCCACTGGAGGCCCTTGTAGCGAATCATTTGATAGGGCGTGCGGTCAAGTACCATCAGGTCATACACCCAGTCCTGGTCATGGCTGTAATGGTTCCTAGGGGCAGGTGAGTAGCAAGCGCTCACGCCAAACTTGTAGGGCCGCTTGGTTACGGGTTTAAGCTTGCTTGTCTCAAACTTCGAGATGGGGCAAGTGCCCAGGTGCTGTAAGTAAACTTGTTCCATCAGAACGGTGCCTCCTCATAAGTTGACAGATCTGGCTTGGGTTTGAATGCCAGCTTGACTTGATTGCGTTGCAGGTAAATCCACTCGGGAAACGGCCACTCACGGTCATTGATCAATCGGACTGCGCAGGTCCCGTCATCTTGGATGTGCTCGAGGACGCCAAGCCCTCGAGGTGTCTTCACGCGTGTGCCGGGTGTCATTTCTCCCTCGCTTCGAGCATGGCGTCTGCAATCATGTAAGCCTGCCTCGCGGTTGCATCAAAATAATTCCCCTGCGCCAGTGCTTGCATGGCCTTGGCCGCAAAGTAGTCGCGCAGGGTCATGCCTTGCTCATCGCTAGTCATTACTGGACCTTTGATTGGAAACGCTGGTCCACCTGTTTTCATATTCGCCTCCTTATGAACAACGAAGAATTTCAACATCGGAACCAACAACACAAGTCTTGTAAGACCCTTTGCCCCAATGCTCTGTAGCCCATCCAGTGATTGCGCCTTGCAATGCTTTTGGCTCGAAGTCAAAGTTTTTGATAGCAACAACATCGCCAACTTTCATGTCTTTGATCAACGGGTGATAAAACCTGTACATTGTCCCCGGCGGATGCTTATAAGTCTTGCTAGTTTTTTTAGGCGTGGAAACAATAAGATCACCAAACTCATTGCCGTCCTGGTCAATAATCTTGTACTTAACACCTGATGCGTCAAGCAATTTGATGGCCTGCGCAACTGTGCGCTTCACGATTTCTGGCATGCTCATGCTGCTCTCCTCCTGTTTCTGATGTGCTTGAACATCGACTCAAGCTCTTCCATTTCTTTTTGCAAGCGAGCGAAGGCGTTGAGTTGATAGCCATCAAGATCTTGATACTCACTTGCCAATGTGCGGTTCAAGTTGTTGGCCGTCTCGACCACATTGCAGACCTGCATACGCAGATCGTATTTGTCAGATTCAATCAGTTTGATCATGGCGTCCTCCAAGGGGGCTAGGCCCCCAGTTGATTAGCGGCTGGTAACGCGTACAGCAAAGCTGATGCTGCGGCTGGTGTGACGTGCGACTTGCTCGTCAGTAGCACCAAGCTCAACAAGAAGTTTTTTGTAGTTGACCGTAGCGCGGTCTTGCGCAACAACGGTGGCTTTGAAGAGCGAACCCTCGAAGCTGTTGCTACCGCCTGGGAGCGTGGCTGCATCCCGAAGCTGGGCCTTGATTGCATCGGCTTGTTTCTCAAGGTCTGCGATCTGAGCCAAGATATTGCCGAGGGTGTCGATGCTGTTGATGTCGTTGTTCATTGCTTTCTCCGTGTTAGTTACTCTGTTAATCAGCGGTTGCTGTAGGTAGGATATTGCCCGTATTTAGTCCACTTGTAAACACCCTACCTACCGCTTGTACCGCTGAGATCTACCGCTTGTCTTACCAATGATTATTTTTTACCTGCCAGAACCGCAAAAGCGCCTCAAACATCTCCCAGCCTCGGTCTGCATCTTCAGGCGTCCACTCGTAAATCGACACGAGATTGGGGTGCGTGGTGGATACAAATAGGTTGGCGCATCGCGCATTGGGCAGGATTAGCCCGGAGCGATAGGCAGATAGCTGCATCAAATGCTCGTCGTAGCCTTGCGGATCATCCTGCGGGCCAAATGCTTTGGTCTTGATATCCACCACCGCGGCCTTGCAGTGCAGGTCTACCTTGCCGCCAAACCCTTGCGGGTGACAAAAGCTTTTCTCGCTTATCCAATCCTGCTCACCGTAGGCGTGGCGTAGCAGTGACTTGACGCTGGTCGAGTAGTCGTTCTCAGGCCCACCCTCGAAGGCTCCTTGGACCTTGGCGTGTATCTCCGTGCCCAAGTCACGAGCCTCTGCAGCCTGCCGCTTGCTATCCTCCAGAACACGGTCAGCGTAGGCGTCAATCGACTCGTCATCGAGCTTGGGAAGGGTTAGTGCTGCCAACAGCAGTTGCTGCTGCTTCCAGGCCTCCAGGCCGGGCTTGGCTGCGACGTTTAAGATGGTTGTGACACTCGGTACCAGATCGTACTTGCGTGCGTCTCTGAGCGTTGTGTTGCGTTCTCGGCCATTGGCTCCTTTGACCGTATAGCGCGGATTACCCTGGCGGTCATACCAGTGGCCACCCTCTTTAAGTGGTGCTTTGATTTCCATAAACCCTCAAAATAGTGATTGTTGCCGGCCAGGAAACATTTGATTCATGATCTCTTGGTAGTCAAACTGAATTTTGAAGCATTGCCAGATGCTGATTCGCTTGTCGCTGTTAGAAATAACTTCGGCGTTGTAGGTATAAACCTTCTCGGGCACCGTAACGCGCCCGTGAACAAAGTCTTTTCCTAGTTCGGTTACACGCCAAAGCCCTGAATGCTTCACGGAGGTATCATCGGTTGCCATACGCTCTACCAAATCCCACCATCGAAGGGTAGGGAGTTGATTAGAACGAATCACGCGCATGTTGTTGGAATTGGGGACATCTACCCAACCATGCTCATCAGCGGGAGCACTGCAAAGCCAGATCAGGCTATAGGCCATCGTTTTGTTGATAGCCCTAGCGTATATCTTCCCCCAGCGATTACATACCGGGCAATGAGCGCCATGTGTCTCAATAGACTCTTGCCATTTAGCCCTCAAGTTTTTTAGAAACTCCTCTCTAGGACGAGCTTCAAGTCTTGTGAGAAGTTCATCGACGCCCATTGGCATACCCCTCAAAGGTTAAAAGGTTCGTTGCATGTAGTCATAGCCAATACCTCGACCAAAGCTTCTCAGTCGATGTCACAGCCCCTAAGCTGATTAACTCATCAGCGCTGGTTTCCTGGCCACCAGGCATCACCCACACATCACGCTTGCTGTAGTGCGGCACGATGACCATGCCTTTGAGCTTGAAGACGGGCACGTCATACGTCTCTACCAACTTGTCATTAATGCGCATGCCGACTGTTTCTGGTGTTGGATAGGCTCGTGGAGCCTTGGGTGTTTTCTTCATTTCCGTGGTCCTGGTTTACGACGGGGTGTGCCGTCTTTCTTAACTCCCCATGGCGCAGAAATCTTTTTAAGATCTTCTCGTGCCTCGTTTGCTTTCTCATAAGCTTCATTTCTGGCTTTGACATACCCTTGTATGGCATTCGCTCGTTTAATCGGGTCTTGCCAGACGCCAGAATCTTTCATGGCTTTTACTTCCATAGCATTAAGCACAAACGACTTGCTACCTTGGATGTACTCAATCTCGGCTTTTGCATATCGCTCGAAGTGCCAAAGTTGATCAAGCACGTTTTGAAAAGAGACTTCCTTACCAGACTCAATATTGAAATTGCCACGCTCGCAAGTGCTGGTGCCAGTTACAAAATAGCCGTTCAACATCGTGACGTGACATACCGTTGTGCAACCATCAGGCAGCACGAGAAAAATCTTTTCTTTGATTTTCTTTTCGATGTGTTCGCGTGTTACAAAAGTGTCCATGTGTGTCGTCCTTAAGTGTTATAGAGATCAGAAGGGAATGTCGTCGTCTTCGTCCATGCCCTTGTTGGCATTAGTCCTCTCGTGCTTATCGAACCAATCCTCGGCCTCTGCCTGCTTCGACGGCCTTCCCGTTACCGGCGCACGGCTCGTGGTGGCACGCTGATACTCAGGCGACAACGTAATCACCTTCTGCAGCCCTTGGCTGACCTTGTTGAAATCGTCCATCGAGAATTCATCAAAGCTGAAGTAGACCTCGCTGTTAACCATATCGGGCAGGCCAAGCTTGCGAATGACTGCAGGCACTTGCGTGATGCCATCGACGTTTGCAAAGGTCTTATCGTTTTTAATCGAATGCTTGATAGTCAACATGCAATGCTTACCGATCAGGCCGCGGATGTTGTAACCCGTCCTCCCAGGCATTTGACCAAGCTCTTCAGGCGTCAGATCTTTACCGCCGCGCCAAGAGACGATGTGCTGCCGCAGCTTGGCCTTCTCGTGCAGTGACTTCGTATAGCGCTGGCTGATGGACAGCGGCCTGCCATCATCAAGCGTAAGCGGCTGACCATCGCCGTCCTCGCCATGCAACTCAAACAGCAAACGCAGCATCTTGCCGGCCTTCTGCTCGCCCTGGTAGACATACTGTTGGGTGCCCAGATCCACAATGCCGTAGCAGATAGCAAGGTGGCTACCAGTGGGCACCAGTTTGAATGTACGTTCCGTGTTACTTCCGCCTTCAGATATAAACATGCTCTTCCTTCGTGTAAAAAGTTAGTCCTAACTCGGCAGCCAGCCATTTCCAGTCTTGCTGGGTAGCGATGCCGTTCATCGCTCGCAGAAAACTTTCTTCAGTGATCTGCTCGCGCTCTTGCATCATCAACTGCCATTCATCATTTCTTTCCATGAGTTTGCTCTAAAGTTTGCGGAGTCTAAAGTGTTTCATGTATCGAACACTATGTCAACAAGTTTCCCTGTGGTTGCATG